ATACTCTCTGGCTGCTCTTTGATGCGGTATTCATACTCGGCAAAGTTTAGAGGCTCAAATGGGCTTGTCAGGTGCCACGAGTCGGAAATGTGTAAGTGTCGCCCCTCGATCAGCTTCCCCGCCCCGTTAGCCTTTACAATCTCAATCTGTTCTTCTGTGTTCATACCTACTCCTTTAGCCACCTAGCGGCAGTGTCTCTTATGTTTGTTCTTTGTTTCCAAGCAGGCGCAGTAGTCTCTGCCGTCAACCGTTGAGGATCTTACCGTTATCGTAGCGAAGTCACATCTAAACGTAGTCCACTCTGCTTCAGGGCCCTTATGTATTCTAGGCAGTGGGCAGGACGACAACGGTCGGCTCAAGTCCTTAGAGCATGGTAACTTTCCGTTGCTTTGGCAGCCCGCCAGTATTAGTGTGAGCGCAAGTAGTGCCAGTGTTTTCACTTGGATTCCTCTAATGCTGTTGGTGTCTCTCCCAATACAGCCCATAGGCTATCGTCGTCAAATCCACTTTCGCTGAAAGAACTTCTGTGCGCCTTAATAGCATCCTCTAGGGCGGTGATGCGAGCCCTAATCTCATTAGCCGCCACACTCTGAGATGTGCCGAATTTATCCGCAATATCTGACGGAAACGCTCCCGCCATAAACATGGCAACAGGGCCGCCTAAATAATTTGTTTTTTCAATACTCATTCCCCCTCTCCCTGTATGGCTGCTATGGCTTTGGCTAAATCCTCAATATCGTAAGAGTCGTGCTGCTTGATGCAATACTCAGCGGCCTCTATCAACTCATCCACCAGAGCCTTATCGACCCAAGGCGTAGTGTGACAATCAATATCTGCTGGCGGTTTATGGTCTGACACTCGCCAAACTTTTCCTTGATCCTCGAAGTGAGGCAGGTAGTCCTCGTAAACGTGAACGTGTATCACCCGTGGCATATCTTTCATACTATAAACCTCGTATTATGTTGTTAATCAGCAAAGTTAATCCCGTTATGCGTCATTGGCCGATTCTTTCATCAAAGCCTCAAGCGAATAATTGCCGATTCTAATATCATCAATCTCAAACTCCGACCCGTCAGGCAGATAGACCGTCTCTATAACCACCTCGCTGAAATAGTTCACGTCTGGTTCGTCTTTTGTCACGCTGTATTCGACGTTTAATTCTAGGCTGCCGCCTAGTATGTAGGTGTAGTTCATACATCACTCCCGTTATCCTGTGGTATGGGATAAGTAAAGAAACCGCTGCCCGAAACTTCTTCATACAATTGATGCATTGTTCTTATGGTGCTTTCTAGCCGCTTTTGGTGCGATGGTGGCCCGAACACAGGATCATCATAATAGCCCTGTACTCCTAGTCCGTGGTCGAACCTAATTGCCATTGATAGCAATAGCCCTGCAGGCGGTACTGTTGGCAGTGTTATTCGATCTTCCAACTGTTTTTTCAACTGCTCCCGCAGCGCGTTACGTTCAGCGGTTAGGCGCTTGATCTCTGCCCCTCGGGAGTCACATTCGAAGCATATTTCTAAACTCATTCTGATTCTCCTATTAACTCATCACGGTTAGCGCACCAAGGGCAGCGTTCTAAATCAAAATCACCATGACCTAAATCAAAGTAAATCCCGCCGTTGTGACAGGACTCGGGGCAATCAGCCTCCCGCAGCGCAGCCTTTAGCGCCTGTATAGTCTCGTTATCTCCGTTACTCATATTTATATACCTTTATATAAAATAGTGACTGTCTTTTGTCAGACGGGCGCAGTCATTCCTTTAAATATGGAGCGAGGCCAAGGAATCAAACCTTGACATTCCAGAAACTCTTAGGCTCAGCGCTGATTATAAGAACTTCTATCTATTGCCGATCACGACAACCCCGCATTTTGGTGGGCCGAGTAGGACTTGAACCTACGACCGTCTCATTATGAGTGAGAAGCTCTAACCAACTGAGCTATCGGCCCTATTGAATTTGGGATGCTAGGACGGGCTGAATTTTATCATTCCTAACTTTTATAAGAGTATCCTCTATACTTTGCTGCCGTAATATCCCCAAAACTTTAAGAATCTTTTTCTTTATCTTCTTCTAAAGAATCTAGAATAGTTTCTTGCCTCTTAGAAAAAATCATAAAATTCAATTCGGTTAAAGAATTTTGAAGTTGATCAAGAAGAGACATAAAATCCTCATATGTTTCATTATCCATTAGATTTTACCTCCTCAATAACTCTATCAAAACTTTCAGGCCATCCTTGATTCTGTTCTACACATACTGCTCTATAGCGCTTATCAGGTCTATGATACCCATCAAGAATTATATTACTATGAACATGACCATGTACACTAGGACACCCTCTAAGCTCTTGAGTATGTATAGGTGCATGACTGAACCAGACCCTATCAATTTTAAGGACTCCATAGATTTTAGTAAATATATGTCTATAGAGTTCCTCTGATTTATCATCGTGGTTCCCTCGTATTAATACTTTACGCCCCGGCCAGTTCTTAATACTCTCTAGCTTTTTAGCTGAGAAGGCTACGTCACCTAAGAAATAACATGTATCTTTAGGTTGTACAGTAGCTCTGTATCTTACTTCTAAGATATCATCATGCTCTTCTACACTATCTACTTTCTCTCCTAGTCTATTAGGTTCAAATTCTAGGATACTTTTATGTCCTAGATGCAGGTCACTTATTATCCACTTGTTCATTTAAAAATACCTGAGTTAATTAAGGTTGCTTATCAATATCTTTACGAGTTAATAATGTACGGTTAACTAATGCTAAAGATTGGGCTTGAGTCCTTATAGGTAAGGAACCGCTTTCAGGATCTCTAGCAATATGGTATATCATACAAGTATTACCTGAATTATGATTAACAAACCAATTAACAACTACGAACCCTATGTCTATGCATGCCTGATGGAACTCTAGAGGCTGTGCATTTGTTAGTACTACCTCTACTAAACGACTTGAGAAGTCATTTGTATATTTAGAACTGGTCTGTACTAGAGCTAAATTATAGAGTTCATCATAGATTTCATCTAAGTTAAAATGATCGTAATCGTAATCGTAAAAACCATAAACGTGACGGATTCCACAGCATTCTCCGCCGTGACTATTCACTCGTAGTGTCATTTTAAAATCCTATAGTTATTTTAAAGGTGAGAAGAGTAGTGTTTGCACCTACTATGCACAGCCGGTTAGCCGCCGCTTTACTCTTAAGCTACTTCTCTTATTTTAATGGACTGGTTTAAGCAGGGCCAGTATGCTATATAGTCTCTGCCGATTAATCAGAGTACAAAGGTGCAGGTTTATAATATTCAGGGCCTGCTTGAATTTCCTTTATCTAAAGGAGGTTTACTTTATAGTTCTGAATCAGGATCAAAGTCTTGAAACTCTGAGCCATCTGCTCCAGAGTACTCTACTAGATCCATAACCTGAACTGCCTGTAAATCAAGTCCTTGATAAGGCCCAAAAGCACCTACACCTGAGAACTCTTTATACTGAACACATACTCTAGAGCCATTACCTACTTGAACATCAATAGGGTTATTGTGTGCATCCCTAAGTTTAGGCATTTCATTAAGCCCTTTCTTACCCTCAACGTAACGCCGGATAACTACAGACTCTTCATTATTAGGGCCTACAGGTTTAGTTTTAAAACCTTTAGTCTTTAACTCTTCTAAGTCCTGCTCATCCTCTGGTACTACGTTAATAGTATACTGAGGTTGAAATTTAGTATTGGGTGTTTTAATAGCTGCCCAATAAGCTATACCATATAGTAACATATGTTTGGATATCTCCATAGTTGTTTTAATTTTTATTAGTACGAAGATCTTTCGTCATTCGTGTTTCACATCATGACATGTTTGGCAGGGAATGTCAAGCCCTATTTTTATTTTAATAAAGTTATACTTATTACTCCTTGGTAGTTATAACATGTAGTAACTTTATACCTCTTCAAAATGAGTAATATCCCTAGACACCCAAGCACCAAGACGTTCTTGTTTAATTCTAAGTTCTACAGCTTGTAGTTCTCCATCCATCTGACGTAGTTTAATAAAGTTCTCTAAAAACTCTACTCGATTACGGTGAGCATATACTTTACGCTGAAGCTTTTTCAATCCTCTTTGTCCTGCTCTAGCTGACTCACGATATGTATTAATAATAACTGTATTGAGGTTCATTACGCTTTCTCCTAATAAAATTAACTTACAATACGCCTGCTGGGGCAAGACTTTTAATACTCTAAGACTCCATAAGCTTTAGAATAATTTTACTACACTCAACAGCAATTTCTTGATGTTCAAGTTGAGTACCGTTACCTTCTCTAAGCTCTATATAGTGCAACCAAGATCTTAAAGAACCATTCATGTATAGTCTAGAACCTGTCATACCTTCAGGTAATAATGCTCTAGCTACCTCTTTAGCTATACCCTTTTCTAAAGCCTGAGTATAAGCTGAAAGACTTACATCTTTAACTTTCTTCTGTTGTTGTACCCACCACTCCATTAAGTCTTTATCATTACATTCAGTAGAGTTCTGCCTGTTCGAGCTGTCTTGCATTCTGGCAGGTCTCAGCGAGAATGTCAATCCCTCTTCGCTCGGGTCTGCGTAGCGTTGACTAAACTCTTGAAAAGAGAACGATCTATGCCTTAATATTTGCCTAGCTATATCACGAGTAGTCTCTATCTCAATACATATATTAACCATTTCAAATGGAGACCAGTGATTATTACGTTCTAAATAGTCTAGAAGTTTACCACTATTCATATTTTCGATTTGAGAACTAGGGTTACTTACTCTAGCTATATAGGCTACAAGTTCTAATAGATTTTTAGGTATACTATTATCTACTGGAATAGTATGAGAAATTAATTTAACTTTCATCCAATAAATCCTCAGTGTTTTCTTTACTAACTAATTTCAGTACATTATCTACTTTTATACTATCTTTTATTTTCGTTTTCTCTCTAAGTCTATCGAATATTATCTCCTTACGTTCTTTATACTCACTAACTAGTAAGTCATTATCATCTGCAAAGCTTTCATAGCAATCAGGACATAAATCAGTATTACCATCTTCAAACCAAGGTCGTGTTAATTCTCTCATGTTGTCTTCTGCTGGGCAGATTGAACATTTTATTATCATCATAAAGTTTTATCTTCTTTTTATTATTATTAAAACTAGGTAGGATTAATGAAACGCGGATTAGGCTCAGGAGTATCTGCATCAGAGTTTCTTGTAGTATATCGTTGTAAAGCTTCTGATAAATCTGATCCTGAACCCATAGATCTACCTACAGGGCTATTCTCTATATTATCTCTATTTCTATTTAGCTCTAAACCTAAAGGAACTACATACTCAATATAAGCCTCTAAGTAGTCAGCATATCTTCTTCTTTCTATAAAAGAATCTAGATATCTAAGTATTCTATTATTATTACTATTAATCAAATCTCTAGGTAGTTTATCATGTAATATTTCCACCTTACTTCTGTTAAGTAAGCATCTTCTACCTTGAAGAGCTATCCCTAATTCGTAGTCTGTATGAATATATAACTCCATAAAGTTATCTAAACGCTTAATATTTACATTCTCTCCATTAGCCTTTGTGAAGTTTATATCTATGCAGGATATAGAGGTATATACATGTGTACTAAAATCAAAACTACCCTCAGGTACAAATGTAGGTGAACTTTCAGGTATAGTATATGTGGGCAGAGTAGTATATGTGGGCAGAGTATCTTCACTAGCTTTAATATCTTCACTATAAGCCCTAAACTTACTTCCTTTTACTATATTTCTCGCCATAGTAAATAGAGGTACTTGGGCTTTTCTCATAGATATTCTACATTCATTAAGTAAATCTTTATCTTCAAAGTCTAAAAGTTCAGCAAGGCTAGGGGCATAATCTTTTACAAAGTCTACTATACCCATTTCAGATATACGTCTACATACTATATCTGAGTCCTTACTTTTACTTAACTCTAGTATATTATGCTTTATTTCACATAAAATGTCAACCCATTTATTTAAAAATTCTTCAGTTACAGGGAACTGAAGGTGTCTAAATTCTAAGGAGCCATAACTTGTTAAAGCTCCTAAATTAATACCTGCATATTTCATAGAATCACGGAGCATTGAGAAATTTATATTAGATATCTTTTCTAAGGTCTCAAATTGAGTATGAGATTCTAAAGCAGACAGGCAAAAATAATTACCCTTACGAGTAGGGGAACAAATAGATATTAACAAAGGCTCTAAAATAAAGTATACAGCAATGAGATTGACAAGTTCTCTTATAGTACACTGTGTCATATTAAGATGTACATGTACCCCACAGTTATCGCTGTCTGGATAGCGTCCTTTATTTAAAAACTCATAAGCCTGTTGGAGAGCTTTAGGTACTAAAGTATGGGGTATAGGTCTCTTTAAAACTAATTCATAATTAGGGCCTCTTAACGATCCATCTTGTTCTTTTCTCCAAAAAGATAGTTCTTTAGAGTCTGAAATATATTCTATTACCTCAGCTTCAATTTCTAGTCCTACATCACCTTCAGGACTAACTAGCCCTAACTCGTCTGTTAATTTTTTATCATATACACTAGTGTATAGGGACATCTAATTCTCCAAAATATTCTTTAAGATACATATGCTCATCATCTAAAATAACCATATCCTCTACTACTTTCCCTACTTTAGTAGTACCAAAATATACATTTATTACACCATTTACAGATACTAAAGCGCTCTCTCTATCGAAAGCATTAGACCTTATTCTCGACTTTAATGTACCTACTTTAACTATACACTGCTTAAAAGTAGGGTATTTATTATGTATAGTATTTTGTAGACCTTCAGAGAAGATTGTATTATGTTCTAAAAAACTAAACGTATCTCTACGTCTTCCGTCAGTAGGTGAAAAACTTACTAAATTACGGACATTAAGACCATGCCTATAAAATCTTACAGGTATTCTTGATACATATGTAGTATGATTACCATAATTTAAATAACCTAGTTTAGGGCTTTGTGTATTTATATCGTTATGTTTTGTAGATATCACAGAAGTATTTTCTTCATTTAAGTATCTACCTTCTAAGTTATGCTTATCTGAATCATAACAAATAAATAATCTACCGTTAACTAAAATTATAGCATTATTATATCTACTATTTATATCTTCATTAGCCATTTTATTAAATTGAAACAAGGCTACTTACCTCTTCTATCTGTTCTTTAGTTACACGGTCTAATTCTCTACCTGTATATATATCAGATAATAGTTTTTCACCTGTAAGCATCCTATTAAAAACTGTCTGAGCTATTTCAAACACTTTTTTCATAAGCTCTTCATCTTTAATCCAAAAATTAGATAAAGCCCTATACTCTACACCGTAAGATTTAGGTCTAAATGAACCCGCAGCACCATATAGCATTTTACGCTTCATTTCTAATTCTATATCAGAGTAGTGTAATGTTAAAACATTATAAAATACATCCAACTCTTTAACAAGAGCACAACAATCGAAGAAATGTTGAGCATTATTAGCTTCAGTATCGTCTGTCCATCCTAAATGTAGATGCCCTGCTGCCGTTCTAATATGAGATAGAGGACTTACTTTTTCTACGTCTTCGCTGTAAGCATTATAAGAAGGTTCACACCCTAACATCATAGCTTCATCTGGTTGTGACTTATAAAAGTCAGGAGTAATATCCACACAAGGGATTATATTAAACTCTAAGTTAGGAGGTATCATTTTTATTAATGATCTCATTACTGTACAGTTATTGTTTACAAAGTCTTCGACAGTCGTAGCAGGATCAATATTGTATTCTAAGGCTATACCATCGACCTGTACTGCTCCTTTATTAACAGGAAAGGGATGTACCTTAGTCCCCCTAATCATTGAAAATCCGGAAACAAGAATACCTGATCTATCTTTAATGAACAGCTCTGGATCTGCTCCTACTTTTAAAACCATAATTTATACTCCTCTTTTTGGGTCATAATACAGTTGTCTGAACATAGGAAACTACCATCAGGTTCCCAATAAAGCTCGTCAGCGTTTAGAGATAAGGGTTTATCACCACATTCTTTACAACCCTGAGATACTAGCCTATTCCAATCTTCTTCAGCAAGGTAGCTAGTCCCGATTTTAACGACTTCCCCTGTAGGTTTCTTTGCTGAAGATTTAAACTTTTTTTCTGGAAGTACCTTAGAAAGTATGTTTATACTTGAAGGGTCTAAAACAGGATCACCTGCTATACCTTGTACTGCTCCGAACCAGTTAACTACACCTCTTATTGTTACAGTATCTAGAGTTTTATCCTTAAACCCTTTGCATATCTCTAGTAAATCTTTCTGTCCATTAACATAGATTAATACTTTCTTTTGGGCTTGATGAGAATAACCTACTAATCTACCTCCTTTATCTTCATAAGAATCTAATATTGCGTATATTGTATCCCTAATCTTTAAAGGCCCTTTACTGTATATATTAACAGATTTACTTTGATTAGTAGGACTAGGTAATCTTTTAACATTAACATTTGTAATGTTACTATTATTAGGCTTATAATTACTATACCTTCCATAATATGTTGTGGTAGGGAAAGGGTCTATATAAGGTTCTAAAGGTCTAAGTTTAGGTTTCATCTCTTGTCCATGCTTTGTATTTTTAGGTATTACAAAGCTATGAAGAGTATCTTCTTTAAACATATAAACTTTATCATCTTTAAGATTACAATTTCTTGTGTTCTTAATAGCATATCTTAGCATATTAGGATCACTAGACCATACGAGAGTGTTGTAACGTTCTAAATAACCATAATGAAGAGGTCTCTCAGAATTCCGTAAAAAGTATAGTGTAGAATTACTTATATCATACCATACTAAAGCCGCAGCACCATCTAACTTTTCATAGGTAGCTTTAATACCATCGGTAGCAATACTATATATTAAGTTATCACTATCTACGTCAAAATCTTTATGCTTAGGAAGTAAACTTACATCAGATAACGTCCCATTATGTACCCCTACTATATTACTATGCATAAAAGGATGGGCATTCTCATGAGTAACTTTACCAAAGGTTGCTGCTCTATTATGTCCTACTAATACTGAATGAAAAGTATTCATAAAGCTTTGATATTCCTTAGTATCTATAAAATAAGGAGAAGGTTCTGCCATTTTAAGATAAGTAGTAGCTTGGCTATCATTATTTACTTTAATAACCCCGGTACTGTCCTTTCCTCGGAGTACATCAATAAGTAATAAAGAAGTAAAAAGTCTTTCAATATCAGAGGATATATATCCTGCTACTCCTACTATACCGCACATTTAGGTTTACCTCTTAAGGTCTCATATACTTTATCATTCAAATTAGTCATAACTCTTTCTGCCTCCTCATTAAGATGATTAAATTGTAACTCTGGATCTACTCCAGCTTCGCTCATAAAATGTGTATTATTAAAGGAAGAGGTCTTTATAATTTTATATTTATCCCTAAAACCTAAAGTATTCAAATGATAAGAAGGCGCTGACACTCTAGCTTTAAAAGCACTGAATACACCCTCTTTGCTCTTTTGATTAAAACTTTTAAGGTTTTTTATATGAGGTTTTCCTGTTACAATAAACTTATAAAGTCTATTTAAATCTATATAGTTATTAAATACATCATGATCGCTACTTAAATCACCTCTCATTATAGGATGGTACTTGGTATACTGACCCAAATAGACCGCCATAAGAGGATTATAGCCTTCTTTACGAGCTTTTATATATACTGATAAGAAATTTAGACATTCCCAAGGCTGCCTAGATATAATAAGAGCCATCATAGCCATATTACCAGCACAATTAGGATTAACCGCTATAACTTTATCACCTAATTCAAAATCCTTAAGCAAATAAGCATTAAAATATGGCATAACCTCTGAATAATACTGATCTAAATCTTCAGTAGTTAATTTAGGCTGATTATAAGAGTTATAAAGACTAGATATTACAGCATCTTTGTCTTCAATACCCTCACCAATAACGAAACCATGACATCCTGTATAGTATATTTGATTATAACAATCACTACCATAATCATTAAATGGTAAACCAAATCTCGCAGCTATCCAGATACAATTAGAATCCTTTCTAGTTTTATGTCTAAAGTTATTATTACCTATTTCTAAATAGTAATTAAGGTTATATAATTTATTATTTATCAAACCAATCTCCTGAAATAATACGAGGATAAGACTCACAATCATCTAAAAAATATACAAGACAATCACCATAACCATCAATATCTACTAAACGTCTTTCATAAAAATTAGGGTGGCCTTCTATTTGATCGCATCGAGCAAGAGCTACATCATCTATTTCATAGACTTCGCAGATTGTAGGCTTATCTACTACTCCTTTAATAATACGTACAGCAGGATAACCTCCTAAATCATGAATAGCTATATTGTTAGGGAGAAGTCCTTTTCCTAAATATATTTGAGTACTTAAAACGCCCGACCAAGAATCTTTAGACCTTAATGTACCATACACTGCTAATTTATGCATGTTTTAGTCCTATTAGTTTGTTTACTTGATTACTAAAAATCTCTAAAGCACTTATAATATTAAAACATTCCAACGTTGATTGTACTATTCCTTCTTCTTGTCCTATAATTATATTATAAACATTTCTACTATTATACAAAGTAATATGATCTCCTGTTATAAAGTTTTGATAGCGAGCTATAGGTTTATTGGGTTCCTTTATAATTTTCATACTCTAGCCCTCTCATTAATACAAGGGTGAATAAACTTAAGATATCCTCCCCTTTCTTCTATTAAAGGTATCCTTTCTTTACCATTAGTAATCATATAGTCTAAAGCTTTAGTCATGCACTCCTGTCTATATGGGGATGTTAGACTAGGGGCGCTGTTAATTTCGAGTACATAACAATTCCCATTACTACCCACCATAATATCGACTCCACCAAAGTCCAATGAGGAAAGGTTAAATGCTTCAATAGAGACCTTGACGGCTTTAAGGGGCCATGCGTCCCATCTGACATTTTCAAAATCTCCTCCTTGTGCTACGTTCCAAGCGATTGCTTCAGAGTTCTCTGGATTCTTTTTAGCTACTGCAATGCATCGACCTTGAGATACAAAGACTCTATACTCTGCGACTTTAGGGATATACTCGGAAGCATACCAACCTTCACCGCAACGCTCAATAGCTGTTTGTAGTTGTACTTGGTTCATACAATAATATAACCTAAGTCCTCTACTATGGTGCTGAGGTCTTACAATACAAGGTAATACGATACCATGTCTATTAGAAGCGTTCCAAGTCTCAGGACATAATTCAGCTTCATTTAGTTTAACTCTAAATAAGCTTTTATCATTAACTTCATGAATAGCATGAGCAGTATTAATTACATTCTGTTGTCTAATGTTAGCTGTACAGCCCCATCGAATAACAAGATCACATTCAGGGGGTATCTGATGACTATATCTACGACTTATAATACCTGTAGTAGATAAGGCCGCTATAGCTGGTGTACTAGTTCTTCCTAGTTTTAAACGTCTTAGGATATAAGGATTTAAGTAGGTCATTATTACTCCTCACGACTATCTAGCTCCGAAACAAAGAATGAAATATTAGCCTTATGAGTCTCTATCATACGAGTAACAGCTACGCAAGTAACTGTAATTAGTACGTCCTGTAATTGAACTATACTATTCTGCTCCTTTTTAATACAATTAAGGACACCTTTTACATCTAAGAGCTTAATGTCCGTACCGTCAACAGTAACAACTGTTTTAATATCTAGAGCTGATCCTAAACTACAAGAATTACTTTTCATTTCATCTTCTCCATCTTCAATTATTAATGTCCATAAAGGGTTTAAATATTTACCATAAATATTAACTTTAAACTCTATTGAATAATTACATCCTAATGGTAAGAGTACTAGGGACTTATTTGAAATAGTTTTTACTTCAGCTTCATAAGTTTCACCTCTTTTGTGTAAACTAGTACTCTCACCATCTCTTATCACTAAGTATTTTTTCATACAAGCCTCTACATTTTTAATTTATAACTAAAACCACAGTAAGTATAGCTACCCATATTATAAAGTATAAGTAAAAGAGGTAACATAACAAAGCTAAATAAACTTGTACACCACACTACAGGCTCGTTATAAACATTATGTATATTTATCCAGTAAGCGTTAGAAAGTCCAAATACAATTACACACCCTATAAAATACAATAAAAACCATTCCATATAAATATCTCCTTAAGACTTAGCGCTAGTTTTAAAGTGTAAAAACATACAGGTAACTTGAGTAATAACTAAACCTACATTAACTAATAAACCCAAACCAGCAAAAAGAACAATAAACATTAAAACCAAATTTATACCTAAATAATATATACTAGGTATAGTGTATAAAACATTTCTAAAATCTTTTAAAATTTCCATATAGGTACCTTTTAATCTAAAAAGCCTCCAAAGGCTCTATTAGAACCTTCAGAGGAAAGTATTACTTAGGGGTTAAAGTTACCTTCTTCACTTTCAATCTCTGAATTACTAGGGCCTTTATCCCCATCGTCTTCAGTGTCTTCATATACTTTACTATCAATATGTAAAGCCTTTCTAAGTTTCTCTACAGCTTCAGGATCATTTAGATCTAAAACCAATAGATTCTCATTAGAAGAGGGCTTTTTAGTACTAACTGGCTCACTAGTTTCTTTAGAACTTACTCTGTCTACTGTATTCATCCCTACTTTATCTTTATCGTAAAGGTCTTTATAGACTTTAGGAAGACTCTTTAGTGCTCTAATCTCTTGGACTCTACCATGAGTTAAAGTATCTTTAGATATATTAGCATGATAATCAGTTATCATTGCCGCAATACGTCTTCCTTGTGCCCAGTCAGGCTTCTCGCCTTCTTGAAGACATTTAAAGCCTTTACCACTAAATAGATTACCTATACCTAACTTCTGCCTATAGGTGGCTTCTCGATCCGCTTCTAAACTACTATAATCAAAATTTGCTTTATTCATTGTGTATACCTTTTAAGGTTATGTTGATAAATAAGTAATATAAAAATATAATCCTACTAGTTTAAGGCATATCAGTTTCTCCTTATAAACGTGTGAGTGTATTTCTTTTCAGGTGATGCACTGCTGCCCTGACTTCCCACAGAACACCACAGTTGGCTGAGAATGTCCAGCCCTATTCGTGTGATATTCAATACAGGTATGTGCGTTATTCTATAGATTGCCAGTCAGCTTTTTAAAGGTTTTAATATAGAAGTCTACTAAATCGTTACTATACCACCCTATAAAAAATACTAATACAAGTATAAAATATTCAGGAAGACTTAAGTAAACCGATATAAGTGCTAGAGGTACTACATGTAATATGATACCTATAATATATTTAAATTTAAAGTAACTTTCCATTAATAAACTCCTGTTGTATTATTTAACATTATACGTAGAGTATTCCTAGTAATACAGGACTTTATACCCCAACTATCTACAATTTCTACTTCACATTTAGTAGGTATTTTATAAGGTTTCCTATAACTTATACAGGAAGATATAGGTACTGTAAGGTCTTTAGAACATTCAATCTTTTTAGGTCTATCTGAATTAAAGGATTGACAACCTGATAGTACTACTACTAATAGTAACATTAAACTTAAAGTTTTCATAACTCTATTACCTCTATAGAAGCCATCATAACATCTTCTTTTCTAATTACTTTAATCATATTAACCTCATTATAAAGTCTGTAATTTCCTTATTAAACCAACCTACTAAAAAGCATACAATATAACAAATAAAAAGACGAGTAAAACTTATTAAGTAATACTTAGATAAGTAATAAGTCATAAATCCTATACATATTAATAATATTATAAATCCTATAGTATATACGTCCATTCTATCTCCTCACTTCATATAATGGAGCGCCTTCAAAGGCTACAGCGCCTCCTACAGTAACACTCGCTAAGTTCATTGATGTTTTAGCCAACTCTACTAGGTCATTATTATCATTAACCATTTCAGCAGCTAATTGCCTTCTATCAGGGACTAAATAGGCTTCGTCTAGTCTTCCTACTGCTTTAAAGTTAACAGTCTCTATTTTAGCGTTTTCCATAGGGGCACAATAGGTCAACATACTCTTTACTAAAGGCATAGGCCCCATAAACTTATTACATATGGGTCTACAGGATGCTAAAGATCTTAAAATACTATTAGGACTTTTAACCATAATACATCTAGTATGGTCAGCACTTTTATTAAAGTTTAAAAGCCCTTCAATCATAGAATCAAAAGAAGAATCCTCTAGTTCTATATGCCTTACAGTATAGCGACCTTTGGATAAAAAGATTGCATTATGTTTATCAGGATTTACTCTGATATGCGACATTAAATGAGCTGTAAATTCTAAATAACTTGATGGCATGGTTTAGTCTCCATTTATTTTAATTGCTTTATCTAATAACTCTAGTACTTGTTTATGTGTATGGCTGTCGTTGAAAGAAGATATATTAAGATAACCTGTTGCTTTATATAAAATACGGGAAACATAATCAAGGTCATCACAATTCACTCCCTGTATATTCATAATAGCCCCTAGAACACAAAATTTACAGGCTTCAGGGCTTTTAGGATTAACACTTACTCCATTAGCATCTCTAGCATATTTTTCTGTAGTCCAATTATCAGGATTACGTATTAGATTTTTAGCTTTTTCTAACATAACTTTAACTGCTAAGTCCATGTATTTCTCCTTAATTACTATAAAAGTAGTGGTGTAAAGACTCTTTAGCTTTCCTTCTTAATATAGGAGTGACCTCTTCATAAGGTAAACCAAACTTTCTACTAGCGTAAAGCTTGTAAAAGTCTAAATTTTCCTTTTTAGCCTCTTTAAGTAAAATCTCTATATACATATAATTCTCTTTCTCGTTCTGTGTCCTATTCCTGCATAGTATTTAAGCATTTTTAATCGCCGTATCAAATAAAGCCATTACTTCTTGATGTGTATGGGTATCGTTAAACATATCTAAAGAAAGACCTCCGGTATTTTTCTCTAAAGCAATACGTGCTAACTCTGTAACACTATTCATCGAGCCATTTACCTTATAGATTGCTCCTACACTACAGAACTTACAGGCTTGAGGATCTGAAACACTAGTCTGCCACCCATCTATACCCTGAGCCATAGAGTTCTGAATCCAATTATCCGGGTTAGCTATAACCGCTTTAGCTTTAATCAATATATTTTTAATTACTAACTTTTTAAAGGGATTCATATCATTTAACCTCTGTAAACTCTTGAACGAAGGCTACTATATTACCTCCAAAGGATGTACCGCCATTGTAGTCGAACACATTGGCTTTAATGCCTTGAATACTCATTACAGCTTTTTCACAGGCTTTAAGGGGATTTTTACACTCCTTAGTCTGTATAACTTGTAGCTTAAGAAGTCCATCTTGGTAGTAAAAGGATTCATATTTACCTTTAGTCTCGGAAAGTACTTTACCTTGAAACTGAATCATATGCGTTAGCCTTTATATAAATATAGATTGTGGTGAAGAGGAGACCACAGAACATCACAGTTGGTCTCTCGTGTCAACCCCTATAATCGCAGGGGTAATTATTCAGGCGTTAGTTTTATTGCTCTATCAAATAAAGCCATAACCTCATTATGGGTAGCATTATCATTAAAAATATTTAACTTTAAATTCCTTCTATTAGTTTGTTTATTAGGTATAAACTTTCTAAGCTCTCTTAAGACGTCAAGCTGCTCTTCAATTCTTACTCTACGTACAGCCCCTAAGATACAGAAACTACAAGCTCTAGGAGATTTATAACTTACAGGTATCCCACTGCTATCCCTAGCATATTTATATTTACACCACTTTTCAGGGGTATCTATTAAACTTTTAACTTCTATTAAACTCTTTTTAAGACTCATAATGGTTAATCTCCGTATTAAATATTACTGAAGGGCTATTAAGAACTTCATTGGCTACTAAGTCTGTAGTATCCGAAGCCTTATTAGACTTAAGATAATGAAGTACAGACATATAAAACTCTGCTATCGCACTTTTCATAACGGTAAACCACCTCCGAAGGCAAAATGATGTAAAATAGATACAACACATATCATACCCCAAAAAATTAAGCCTAATAATAAAAAACTTGCTATATTTTTCATTTCCAATCTCCTGTATAAAGACAAAAGAATATTAAACCTTTAAACTTATAAGCAAACTGAGCACTTAATAACCCAGATACTCTAGCTTTTCTAGGTTCATGCATTGAAGAGTTAATAACAACCCACTGGCCTTTCTTAGGTCTATTTCGCGACATATTAAAGCTCCTTAATGGTTTTATGTTTAACTTTACGAGTGTACTTAATAGCAACTCTATGTTTACCGCCTTTAAAGTTCTCTGGCGGCTTTTTACGTACTTTTATAGCTTTTAATGTAAACTTTAGCATAACTTTTAAGACCTTTAAAGTCTATTTAGTGTACAATATGATTTTCTCTTGACATTTTACGTAAAGAGGCCATTAATTGAAGTATACAATGCATCGAGAAAGTATCTAAAGATTCTAAATACGTTGAAAAGGCTTCAGGATTACCTTTAATCTCCTCTAACTTCTTAAAAGTAACCTTAGCTTTATCTAAAGCCTCTAAACTACACTTTATACTACATATAGGGCTAGTTATAATAAGCCCTGTTTCTCCGTCTTTAGGCTCAAAGTTATTATTACAATTAGCACATTTTAACTGTTTAAGTTCCATAGTAAATTCCTTTAATTAATTTAGGATTTAAACTTTCATCACATCTTTTAAGACCTTTAAAGTCTATTTAGTGTATAGTAGGGCCTTCATCAGCAATACAATCATTTATAATTGATATGTATTGAGTAATACAATCTATAGCGTAATCATTTAAAGACCTTAAGTACTCTTCAGTCTCTTTTGGATTATATATTAACATACGTAATTGCTCATATATATCTGTAGCCATTTCTAGCCCTTCTTGGCTACAAGCATCACTACATAGAGTACTGTTAATAATAACACAAGGTATAATACCCTCTTTAGGTAGGAATTCTTTACCACAATTAGCACATTTTAACTGTTTAAGTTCCATAGTAAATTCCTTTTAGCTTTACAATTTATGTATGGGTTAAGTTTTAAACACTTTCTATCTTCATAACGTCTGTACCAAGCCATAAAATACCTTCTGAACTGCTAAATACCCCTTTAACTATACCCCAATTATGCATTACAGTGTAAATACCTTCTAAGCATACAAAGGTATCGCCTACTTCTAAATCGTATAGTGTTAGCATATTAAACTCTCTAGTTATTTAAGATATAACGAATGTAAGGTTAAATGGGGTTACACTAGAGCTAGTATGTATACTACATACTTCTAGATCACCTTGCAGATCTAAATCCTCAGGTAACTTTAAACAGTTATAATATTTAGACTGATTATGATTTATTTTAATGTAATTACTACCATTAAAAGTGAACCCATGTCCTCTACTTATTTCATCTATAACAGTTGCTTCAGATACTCTTAAGTCCATAGTATTAACTTTCATACTAAATCTCCTAATATAACCACATCGTCTTTCTTAAATTTAAGCTTACTTTCATCATTAAAAGTAATACCATCTAAATAACCACCTGTATGGAGCTTATAAGTGCCGTTTACAGCTTTAGTAAGTACATCGAAAGTATAAAAAAGGAGTGTACCCTGCTTATAGTTACCTTCAATGACTTCCTTAGGCTTATAATAGCCCCCTTTAATAGTAATATATTTACTAGGTTTCATATTAAATCCCTATTATTTAAGTTTTAAAATTTTCATACTCTTCTTCTGTGCTGTAGTCTCTTAAAAGACGCATAGGTGTATCTGAATCAAGCGGTTTGAGCATAGCTCTCAACACCTTATTACAATGCGACTCATCCTCGACATCTAAGATAACAGTTATCGTAACTTTTCTATACATTTAAATCCCCTTAATCTCATTTAATGTCTAAAGTTTACGGACTCAACTCTGGCCAGCCCAATCAATCTACAGCGTGAGCCAACCAATGTCAACCTCTTTTGGCGCGCAGTTCTGCACATGTAAAAGTCCTGTGCATATACATGTTATTATAGTCTTGACTTGTCCCTAAGCATTAATACCAGTAAGGCTATTGAACATACACCTACTAATGTAAAGGAGAATGCAGGGTTTAGCCCTTCTAGTCCTAAAGTATTTAACCATAAATGCCCTTCTTGTACTAAGTAGATTATTGTTGCTGTTAACAGTACAGCTAAAGATGTTTTCATTTAAATCTCCTTAATTTCTAAATCAAAATATGTTATTTAGTAATAGTACCTTCCCACCATTCTTCCATACTAAAGGTAAGACTTTTAGCATAAACATCTAGTGTATCGTGGTCGACTGTTTTAACACGTATATTTATCATGTGTTACTCCTATTAATTAAGCCTGTCATCATCAGATAAGGCGGCTAGTCACCTTACGAAGCCCTATTAAGGGCTTTTCGACTCTTAATGCCTAAACAGGTCTCGGTAGAATATGACACCTAAATAGGCTATACTTAGCCCTACTATCGTAAAGGCAATAGAAGGGTTTAAACCATGACCTTCGGTTATCCACCTATGGCCTAAATACATAAGTATAACTATTAACAATGTTAATAACGACGCTATGACTGATTTCATCTTGCATGTGCTCCTTAAGGAGTGTGTGAGTGTGTGAGTATATAAAGGGGCCGAAGCCCCTAAAGGGTTATTTAGCTGTAACAGCTAAGAGGATTGCAGCGAGCGCTTCGCTTTGAGTCTTAAGACTCGCTTGTATCTGAGACTGCCCAGACTCTAAAGAGGCGACTCGTGCCTCAAGGACTTTAAAGTCCGATACATGTGTTGTGCCCTTAATGGACGCTTCACGCTGCTTAGCAGTGATCACCTTTTTAAACGCTGGTCGAGCTTGCTTCGCAGATAATTTACCCTTTTTGCTCACTTTACGAAAGGCTACGCCTTCTTTCAAGGCCACTACGTCATGGCTTGCTGGGCAAGTGTAAACACTATCAGGCTTATCAGGGTTAGCATAGCTAACAGTGTCACCATCAAGGGCAAGTATCATGTACTCCTTATTCCCTTTAGGGAATCTGAAGTTAACTGAATCAGGAAGGTCGGCTAAGGCAACTACGTTTACGTTTGTCATGTCATATGTACTCATAAGTGGTAAAAGCCGGAATTGGCTGGTCGAAATTTGTGGTGCCGATGTAGATTGCCATGCTTCTGGAATTTGTCAAGCCTTTTCTGGTGGGTGATTCTTCACGCGGTATCTTCGATACTCCTGCGAGAACACATGAAGAAAGGAGAAAGGGGAAAGTTAGGGGCTGAAAAGTCTCTAAAGACCTTCGGTCTATCGTGCGCTATAGAGCCCTAAAGGGCTATTACGCGCTATAGAGCCCTTAAGGGCTTCAAAGCCTTATTGAGCCCTAAAGGGCTATTACGCGCTATAGAGCCCTTAAAGGGCTTAATAGTCTATGTATTCCTGTAAGGAATAGCTAGGATTGCTACGATTTAGCCTAAAGGCTATAAGCTATTGAGATCCTTAGGGATCTTAGGGAGGCTAAATATACCCTAAGCCCTTTAGGGCTTCGTAGTCTAAAAAGTCAAGTCTACTTTACATTTAGCCCTAAAAGGGCTCTATAGTCTACGTAGCGCATGTAGCACATGTAGCCCTTAAGGGCTCTATAGCTCTGGATGGTGGGATTTAAAGGATTGAGGAGTGCTCTGAAGCCCTTAGGGGCTTAGGGGGCGGGCAGGTGCACATGGGCACATACACGTATATATACTAGTGGTCGTGTAAGATTAGAATAATTAGAAGTGTCAAGTTGTGGGCTTAAAGGTAGTAGAGTATCTGAGGGGCTTTATAGTCCCTAAGGGGCTTAAAGGTAGTAGAGTAGCTGTAGAGTATCTGAGGGGCTTAAAGGTAGTAGAGTATCTAGATTAGATAATAATAACGAATAAGGCCCTATAGGACTGAGGGAGTCTTATAGGGCCTTAGTAGGATTTATAGAACTATATAGGGCTATATAGTTACTCTATAATTAGATTCAAGCTTGGTAGGCATGATTACCATAGTATACAGGTAGATTTAGGATTTGTCAAGGTATTTCTTATTTATTTGCAATTAAGACTTGACAGTTCCGTAACTTAGAGGTATAATAGCTATATGGACTATTTACCAACTAATGCTTATACTGAAAGACGATTAACCCAGAAACAAGTAGATCTATTAGATAATCTACCTTCATGTAACTTTGATCCTATTAAAGCCGCTATAGCTGCTGGCTATACAGAACCCTATGTAGCCTCTAGAGCCTTAAGAAAGGAGATAACTGCTTTAGCAGAAGAGACTATATCTAATACAAGTCTTAAAGCTTTAAAGACCTTAATAGATGTCCTAGACAATGATGCTCCTACTATGAACCTAAAGGAGAAGATAGCAGTAGCTCAGGATTTACTTGATAGAGCAGGGCATGCTAAGAAGCAAATAATGGAAGTTAATCATGAGATTAAAGGAGGAGTCTTTATTCTTCCTGATAAGAAGCCTGTTAACTTTATTGAAGGAGACTATGAGGATGTCTAAAAGTACTAAATATGCATCTAGTACATTCTCTAAGCTGCCTAAGCTTCACGCTAGGATACCCTTTGGTTATACTATAGACCCTGATGACCCTTCCTATATACTCCCCGTATACGACACCCTAGAGGCCTTAGAGACTGCTTTAGAGTATTTAGCATTTAAAAGCGTATCGTATAGAGAAGCTGCTAGATTTATAAAGGAATTTAGTGGTGAAGTTATAACCTATGAAGGCTTGAGGTTAATGATTAAAACTATGAAGCATCCTATCTTTCATAATGGAGAGTATCCAGATTAAACCTACAGTAGAGGAAATACTCCTTAAAGACCTTAAAGACATAAAGACCTCTGAGTTTAGAATCCTAGAGGCTGACCCTTCTATTACTCTATGGGAGCTATTCCCTGAACTATATATTACTGATATAGAGGGTAAATTTAAATTAAAGAAAAATGGAGAACCTCAAAGACGCCCCGGTAAGAAGTATGGTAGTAGAGGTAATATACTTCATAGTTCTGATCAGGCTAAGAAAGATGCTAAGGCTCAACTAAGACAACAAAAGAAAGTAAAGGCAGCTTTACAGGTTAAAGTAAAATTAGCAGCTAGTAAGATAAAGACTAAAGAGAATGCTTTAGCTCGTCTAGATGGTAATGCTAAAGATAGTATAGTATCTCATGAAGAGCTTGATAGACTTCCTCAGAGTGTAAGAGATCAACTAGCTCAGAACCAATCTGAGATTGTCTTTAAAGCTAATAAAGGGCCTCAAGAGGACTTCTTATCAGCAGGAGAACTTCAAGTCTTATTTGGAGGAGCAGCAGGAGGAGGTAAAAGTTATGGTATGCTAGTAGACCCTCTTAGACAAATGAGCTTCAAACATGCTAAAGCCCTCCTTATTAGACGTACTATGCCTGAGCTGAGGGAATTAATTGATAAATCCCATGAGTTATATCGTAAAGCTTTTCCGGGTTCTGTTTTTAAAATAATGACGAACACATGGACATTCCCTTCAGGGGCTAAATTAGAGTTTGGTTTCTGTGAAAAGGATAGTGATGTCTATAGGTATCAAGGGCAAGCATATACTTGGATAGGCTTTGATGAATTAACTCAGTGGCCTACTGCATTCTGCTGGAATTATCTATTCAGTCGTTTACGTGACGCTTCGGGTACAGGTATAGAAGTGGCTATGAGAGCTACAGCTAACCCCGGAGGAGCAGGAGGGCATTGGGTTAAGAAGATGTTCATTGACCCTGCACCAGCTAATGAGACCTTTGGTAGTCCTGTTAAGATGCTAGATGGTAGTATCATGTATGTAACTAGGCGCTTTATCCCTTCAAAGCTAAAGGATAACCCCTACTTAGACTCAGGGCAGTATGAGATGACATTAGCATCTTTGCCTCCTGTATTAAGACAACAGTTACTAGAAGGTAACTGGGACGTTACTGAAGGAGCAGCTTTTCCTGAGTTTGACCCTACATCTCATGTAATACCTCCATTTGAACTACCTGCTCATTGGGAAAGGTATAAAGGAGTAGACTATGGCTATGCCGCTGAGAGCGCCTGTATATGGGCAGCAGTAGATCCAGAAGACGGCACCCTGATTATATATAGAGAATTATACAAAAAAGGCTTGACAGGTTCTCAATTAGGTGCTATAATGAGAGAGATGGAACTTCCTGACATAAGGAGTGTCCAAGGAGTCCTAGACGGTGCAGCATGGAATCAATCTGGAGGAGGCTTTAAAGGCCCTACAGTTGGTGAAGTACTAGTATCTATGGGACATAAGCTAAGAAGAGCTGATAAAAACAGAAAGGCTGGTAAGATACAATTCCATGAGAGGTTAGCAATAGCCACTACTGGAAGACCTAAGATGCAAATATTCTCATCTTGCCCAAACCTTATAAAAGAATTACAAGCTCTACCCTCTGCTAAGAACGATCCAGAGGATGTAGATACTAATGCGCCAGATCATGCCTATGATGCCTTAAGGTATCTTATAATGAGCCGACCTAGAATGGAAGGACATATGCAAAGGATGGCACGATTCAAATCAGAATACCAAGAGCCCGCTGATAGCGTGTTCGGATATTAAATTAAACTTGCAAGGTTAATTAAATGGAATATAACGAAATTAAGTCTCCCGGCGGTAACGGAGTATCAATGGACACCGCAAAAACTATGCGAGGCGGAACCAATACTCCCGTTGCCCAAGGAGACCCTAAATATAAAAGCATGAATGGTGATGGTGTTACTAAAGGCCCTCAAGGTAATTCCCTAGAGTCTAATGTATCCCGAATGGACGCAATGGACAAAAGCGGATTTCGCTCTACTTCTAAGCCCCTTTAAAGGTAAAGATTAGTATAAATGTCTAATTTAGTAGATTCCAGTTTTATATTCCAACCAGAAGATGATCAAGAATCTCATCAATTAAAGTTAGATGAGCAGGTTGAGAGGACTCTAATAGGCGAGATAAAGTCTAGGTTCGAAGAAGCAGCGCGAGGCCGAGAGGTCAAAGAGCGTCATATGCTTAGTGCTTACCAGAATTACCGTGGTGAGTACGGAAAGAATGTAAAGTTTAGAGAACATGAAAAGTCTAGAGTATTCATTAAGGTTACTAAGACTAAAGTATTAGCTGCTTATGGTATGCTAATAGATGTTCTATTTGGTACTGGTCAGTTTCCTATAGGAATACAAGAGACAGAGGTTCCTGAAGGGGCTTCAGAGCGTGCTCATCTAAAGACTAATGGTGAGACTCAAGTAGAGTTACCAGAAGATACCCAAGAAGATATTGTAGAGAATCCTTTCGATGTAGGCTACAATGGAGATGGTAAAACATTAGCTCCCGGTGCTACGTTTAGAAGTGCTACTAAGTTCCTTAAAGACTCTGAAGAGAAATACTCTAGTCCTGAAGGCCCTGTATTAAAAGAAGGTGCTTCACCCTCTCCTGATGTACCAGAAGTAAACCTAGCTAAGCAAGCAGCTAGACAGCTTCAAAAGCTTATTCACGATCAGATACAAGAATCTAATGGTGAGACAGAAATTAGAAGTACTATATTTGAAATGTGCCTATTAGGTACTGGCTGGATTAAAGGCCCTTTCAATTATAATAAAGTACTACATAACTGGGTAGAAGATGAAGAGGGGGTTAGAACCTATCAGCCAGTTAATGTACGAGTACCAAGAATAGAATTTGTTTCTTGTTGGGATATGTATCCAGATCCTCATTGTACTACTATTGAAGATTGTGATTATCTAATACAAAGAAGAAAGATGACTCGTTCAGAGGTAAGAGGACTAGTTCGTCTTCCTAATTTTGATAAAGAGGCTCTAAGGAAAGTATTACAAGACGGCCCTAACTACGAAGTACAGGACTTTGAGTATACTATACGAGCTGATGACTCCTCTGATACAACCTCTATAGGATCTAATCGCTTTGAAGTCTTAGAGTATTGGGGAACTATTGATGCTGATGCAGCTAGAGAGATGGGTATTAAGGTGCCTGACTCTGTAGATGATTTAGACGAAGTACAAGTAAACGTATGGATATGTGGCGATCAGATGTTAAGAGGTGTAGTCAACCCTTTCATCCCTGCAAGACTTCCTTATCATGCTTGCCCTTACGAAAGAAATCCTTATAGCATTTGGGGTATAGGAGTAGCTGAAAACATGTCAGACTCTCAAGCCTTAATGAACGGCCATATGCGTATGGCTATAGATAACCTAGCGCTTAGTGGTTCAATGATATTTGATATCGACGAGACAGCTTTAGTAGCAGGTCAATCTACTAAAATATATCCCGGCAAAGTATTCAGACGACAAGCAGGCTCAGATAAGCCAGCAGTAATGGGAATTAAGTTTCCTAATACATCAAATGAAAACCTAGCTATGTTTGATAAAGCACGACAACTAGCTGATGAACAGACAGGTATCCCTAGCTACTCTCATGGTGATACAGGCGTAGGATCTATGACTAGAACAGCATCTGGCATGTCTATGCTAATGGGAGCTGCTTCATTAAACATAAAAACTATTGTTAAAAATACAGATGACTTCTTATTTAAACCTTTAGGCGTTGATCTCTTTAGATGGAATCAGCAGTTCTTTAGAGGTAAATTAGGAATTAAGCAGGATCTAGAAGTTAGAGCTTTAGGTACCTCTTCTCTTATGCAGAAAGAAGTAAGGTCTCAAAGACTCACTATGTTCATGCAGACAGCAGCTAACCCAGCAGTAGCTCCGTATGTAAGGATGTCTACTCTAATTAAAGAGTTTGCTCATAGTATAGATTTAGACCCTAGAGAATTATTAAATACGCCTGAGGAGATAGCAATAGCTCAAGCAGTTTTAGGAGCACAGAATGGAACTCAAGGAGGCGCAGGGGCTGGCCCCGCTGGTCAACAACCCGGCATGGGACAACCTAATGGAATGGGCACAGAAGCTCAAGCATCTGGAGCATCAGAAGCTGGTGACGGCAACATCTCACCAAGAGTTCCTGTCGATCCAAGCAGCCCTAGTTTTTCTGGGTAAGTTAGAGGATATAGAAGTTAATGTCAGAAATGCAATCAAACCCCCAGACGAAGATGGCTATTGAGCCTGATAGTACGATTGAAGACCAAGCTATTGATTACTTCCTTGATGAGAATTTAGATCAAGACTCCCAGATGTACTTGATGAACATTATATCTAATGATCCTAAATTAGAACAGATATTTGAAACCGTTGTTATGAGAGCTATAGAGGTCTCTAAGGACGGTGCAATAGAAGGCCCAGGAGACGGAACAAGTGATTCTATACCTGCTAGGCTTTCTGATGGAGAATTCGTTTTTAGCGCTGAAGCCGTACAGGTGATAGGCGTTGAGAACTTAGAACGGATGCATAATGAAGCGAAAGCTTCTGGGACATCTATGGCTTAGGACGGCACATCCTAAGAAATTTTAAACTCTGAGGCCAACTTAAGACTAAAGTCCCTCTATTCCGCTTGTGCAAGTGTGATAGAGCCAAACTTTAGAATAAGCCCCACTAGGAGATAGTATGAACGACGAAGTAGCTAACCCTTATAATAGAAGTAAGGAATGGCAGAACGTAGATGAAGAAGAGTTTGTAAGCTCTGATTCGCTTTTTAACCCTACGAGCCCTAAGCAAGTAGACCCCGATAACTCGGCCAATCTAAATGCTAAGGACGACCCTTACAAAGTACGGTATGATGAACTGAAGAAGCATCACGACAACAAACTACGTGATCTTCAACAGGAACTCAAGCAGGTGAAAGCAGAAGCTCAAGCCCAAGTACCAGTATACCAACCGCCTAAGACGGCTGAAGAGATTGCAGAGTTCAAAGAAAAGAACCCTGAGATCTATGCAGTCTTAGAGACTGAGATCCATAACAGGACTTCAGATACTAATGATAAAGTCCAGCGACTCGACGAACGTGAGAGTAAAATCCTTGCTAGAGAAGCTCAAGCTGAGATCAGAAGTATCCATCCTGATTTTGATTCCATTAAGGTTGATCAGAATTTTCACGATTGGGCCAACGCTCAAGAAGAGTTTATTCAGGATTGGATTTATAAGAATCCGTATGATGGTAGTAAAGCCGCTAAAGCTATTAGCCTATACAAATCTGAGAAGGGTATCGTTACAGGAACCGTTCAAGACACTGGCCGTCCAAATCTAGATGAGGAAGCAGCAACCTTACTTCCTACTCGTAACTCAGGATCTGATACTAGACCTGAAAAGAAAGTTTGGAGAGAATCTGAAATCAATAAGTTAAGTCCTGCTCAATTCGAAAGATATGAAGAGGAGATTGACATAGCGATTGCAGAAGGCCTTTTTGTGAGAGGTTAATTTTAATAACTTAGGAAACTACAATGGCTCAATTTGAAGAAGCCAGTACCCCGAGTATTTCGAATTTTGACTCCGCAATCAGTGGTCAGACTAATACTTTCTTTCTACCTTCGGTTTATTCTAAAAAGGTTCAAAACTTTTTTCGAAAGGCTTCGGTAGTAGAAGGTATTACTAACACTGATTATTCGGGCGAAATCGCATCATTCGGTGATACTGTAAACATCATCAAAGAACCAACTATCACTACCTACGACTACACTCGTGGTGATGATACAACTCAAACACTTTTGTCAGACCAAGAGTTAACCCTCGTTGTTGACCAAGCACGCGCTTTTAAGTTCATCGTAGATGATATTGAAACACGTATGTCCCATGTTAACTTCAAGGAAGTTGCAGCCAGTGCCGCAGCTTACGCTCTTAAAGACCAGATGGACACTAACGTCCTATCGTACATTAGCACACAAGCAACTGCCGGTAATGGTAGTACTGTAATTGGTGCTGACGACGCTACTGCTGGTTCTCTTGCCACTATTGATGGAGGTGCGACTGAAGCTGTAAACATTGACACTACTGCTGCTGATTCAAGTGATCCTCTAGACGTAATTGCTAGAGCAGCTCGTGAACTAGACGACAACAACGTACCAGAGGAAGATCGCTGGTTTGTTGCTAAGCCTCAGTTCTATGAGATCTTGTCTCAAAGCGCTTCGAAGCTGATGAGTGTTGATTACAATGCTGGTCAAGGTTCTTTGCGTAATGGTCTAGTAACATCTGGTTTGCTTCGCGGCTTCAAGATGTACAAGTCCAACAACATTACTGCTGGTTCTAATGCAGACGTAGCCTTAGCAGGTCATATGTCCGCTGTATCAACAGCAGGTACGATCCTTAATGTCGAAACACTTCGGCACCAGAATTCTTTCGGTGATTTATGCCGAGGTCTTCATGTCTACGGACGTAAAGTACTTCGACACAATGCACTCGTTAAGATCTTTTGGACTATCACTACCGACGCCTAATAGCGTTTAAACAGGGCCTCTCTTCGGAGGGGCTTTTTTATATTTATAGGATCTAAATGGCGACTACATTCCTACAAGCAACTAATAAACTACTCAGAGAGTATAATGAAGTAGAACTAAGCGCAAGTAATTTCTCTAGTGCTGTAGGTATTCACGCTACTGTAAAGGACGCAGTGAATGAATCCTACTTAGATATAGTAAACGACGAAGAGCAGTGGCCTTTCCTTATAGAAGGAAACCCTGAAGAGCCCTTTAGAGGCTCATTATATGTTGAGAGCGTAATAGGTCAACAGTGGTACCTATTAAAGACAGGATCAGCAGATATACGAACAGATTTTAAGTCGGTGGATTGGGATACATTCCATCTTACCGACTATGGTGTAGCAGGGGCTAGTGCTCCTTATGAACATCAGAACCTAAATTATATGGATGAAGACAGATGGTCTTTATTCTTTAAAGAACAAGATATAGAGAGTATAACTTCAGGTAATAATGAATATAATTTACCTAGTAGAGTAATAAGAAGTGCTGACACAAGGTACTTTGGACTGTCTCCTATACCTGACGCAGTATATAGAATATACTTTAGTGCTTGGACAATACCTACTGCCTTAGTACTACACAGTGATCAGTTAGTTATACCTGATAGATGGGTTAATGTTCTCTACGCAGGCGCAAGAGTTCCTATGTGGGGATTTAAAGCAGATCCTATACAGGTCTCTATGGCTACTAAGAAGTATGAGAAGGCTTTAGGGAAGATGAGAACAAACCTAATCGACTCTACTCCTGATGATATACATGATGACAGGATCAAGTTTTAATGCCTGAAATGCAACCCTATACCGCAGTATCTTCAGGAGGCCTAGATTTAATCAGTAGTGCCTATGAATTACTACGTACTCCTAATGTAGCTACTAAGTTAGTTAACTTTGAAGTAGCTCTAAGTGGTGGGTATAGAAGAATAAATGGCTTTACATTATTTGGTGAGGGGTCGTCTACTAGACCTGAATCATCTAATAAAATATTAGGAATATATCCTTATGGATTAGGAGTCATAGTATGCGTAGATACAAGTGTTTACTACTCTGAAGACGGTATTACTTGGTTACAGGTTAATAAAGACACAACTAGTGGTGGTAAGACTTTAGCTCAGATGCCCGGTACAGCGGCTTTAGATAGACCAGTACAAGGAAGGGCCCAATTCATTATGATGACAGCCCCAGCAGGTAGGACATCGACTACTTATGGTAGTCTTAGTATAGCTACAGGCCCTAATAAGCTTGCTAGGTTTAGAATAGAAGGTACAGGAGGATCTAGGACTTATCACTATGAAGAGGTAAGTACCCCTGCCGCTGCTTTATATTTAGAAGAACATGAGAAGCATTTATGCTTAGTAGATACTACGAATGCTCCAAGTACATTATATTACAGCGCTAATAACGATGATGGTGATTTTTCAGGTACTGGATCTGGTAGTGTCGTAATCAATGATAAGATTGTAGGTATTAAGAGTTTCCGTACAGAGCTTATGATCTTTTGTGAAAATAGTATATATAAACTAGTGAATATAAATGACCCAACAAATATTAGAGTGGATCAGGTTACTAACAATATAGGCTGCGTTAGTGGTTATACAATTCAAGAAGTAGGAGGTGATCTTATCTTCCTTGCTAATGATGGTTTTAGGACTATAGCAGGGACAGCACGGATTGATGATACAGAGATAGGGACTTTAAGTAAAAAGATCCAGCCTTTAGTTCTTAGTATTATTAGAAACAGTGATTCATTTATATTTACTAGCTGTGTTATAAGGAATAAAAACCAATATAGATTATTCTATACTAATGAAAATAATGAATCAACTACACAAAAAGGAATTATAGGTACATTAAGATTAGACTCTCAGACAGGATCTTTAAACTATGAGTGGTCAGAGACTAAAGGTATTGAAGTATCATCTATAGCCTCATACTATGATAATTTAGGAATAGAGAAAACCTATCATGGAGACTTAGATGGCTATGTATACTCTCACGATGTAGGTGATACATTTAATAATGTTAATATTAGATATGCTTATAGTACTCCTGATATAGACTTCGGAGATGCTGGTATGCTAAAGACTCTTCATTATATGTTATTGTCTGTAAAGCCTGAAGGGGCTTCTGACATTAAGATGAGGGTTACTTATGATTTCTCTACACCTTTAAAGATTCAACCAGCTCTCCAAGATGTAGGTACTGTAGTTTACCCTAGCTACTATGGTACAGCAGTATATGGTACAGCGACCTATGGAGCATCAGTATCTCCTAATAAACGTATTAATTTAAGAGGCTCTGGAACCAGTGCTTCCTTTCAATTTTCAGGCGTAGATGCCTTAACACCTTTTACAATCACAGGGTTCTATGTAACCTTTATGCCTTCGGATAGGAGATAAGACCTTGGCAGGATTCACAAGACAATCGAGCTTTAGTGATGAGGATATCATTGAAGCTTCTGATCATAATAATGAGTATGATGCTTTAGCATCTTCATATAGTAATACTACTGGTCACTCTCATGATGGTACTGCTAATGAAGGGCCTGTAATAGGAGTAATAGGCGATGCAGGCGTAGCTACTCCTCTTAATAAAGTAGAGATAGATACAGGTAATAATAATGTAGGTTTCTGGGTAGATGTATCCAGTGTTTCTGTAGAGCAGTTTACTGTATCAGATGGCGTTATAGCTCCTGTAACTAATAACGATATTAATCTAGGTACAGCATCTTTAGGCTTTAAAGATTTGCACCTAAAAGGTAATGGACTTATAGCTGGTACTCTAGGAGTTACAGGAGTACTGACCGCAACGGCTTTCGTGGGCAACTTAACAGGCAACGCATCAGGTACAGCGGCTACCGTGACTGGCGCAGCTCAAACCGCGATAACCAGCTTAGGTACGCTAACAGCGCTCCAAGTCGATAACGTCAATGTCAACGGCAATACCATCACGGCCTCGACAGGCGCATTGAATTTAACCCCTGCCTCTGGTTCTGCAATTGTTCTGGACGGAACTATCAACGTAGACGCTGGCGTGGTTACTGGCGCCACCTCTATCACCTCTACGAGCCTTGTAGGCGCTCTCACGGGCGATGCTTCCGGCAGCGCAGCTACAGTCACAGGCGCGTCTCAATCGGCTATTACCACTCTATCTAACCTAGTCACAACAGGCGCTTTGAATTCAGGCTCGATTACCTCTGGATTCGGCGCTATTGATATAGGCACTAGCACCCTAGCCGCTGGCGCTACTGACATCACAGGAACACTTGATGTTAGTGGCGCAACAACCCTCACAGGCGGCGCGTACATCGGCGGAACGGCAGCGGCTAATCTGCTGGATGATTATGAGGCTGGAACTTTTAGCGGCGCTTTGTACGAAGGATCTAATTTCCTAACTACAGCGACAGGCTACTACGTCAAAACAGGTGACAGCGTGACCATCACGTGGAAATCAAATTTCACCGTAACCAATACCAACAACGGCTTGCTCTATCTACAAGGGATGCCATTCACCCCCCTTGTAGACTGCATTGGAAATGTTCAAGTAAGAATGCTTGGCACGGGTGCTACAGGATTATGTATTTTCGCGGCTGACGCCTCAACAACACTACAGTTTAGACAGTTGGACAATTTAGGGTATCAGGCAAACGTGTATCAGGACGACATTCTTGCAACAAATGGAGCGTCTAGCGATTACGTTTGGGTGACCGTTACTTATCTCACAGAATAAACAAACCATATGCCCACCGGACGGTAGGCACAGACAGGAGCAACACACAATGGCAGAACTTAAAAACATCGATGAGGCATACGCGGTCAGCGAGGATGGGCGCGTATGGAGTTACAAGACTAACAGGTGGTTAAAACCAGCCGTAACGGGAAGCGGATACCTGTCAGTAAGACTTCACAATAAAACACAATCGATTCACCGTTTGGTCGCATTAGCGTTTTGTAATAAGCACGAAAGCAAGGACTGTGTTAACCACATTAACGGTGACAAGTTAGACAATCGAGTGGCAAACCTTGAGTGGTGCAATCACTCTGAAAACCATAAGCACGCTTTCGCTACCGGACTTCGTAGTCCATCAGAAAAACAACGAGAGGTTGCTAGGCAACAAGGATTAAAAAGCAGGCACTTTTCGTTTGAAGAAGCGGAGAAGATGCGAGTTCTCTATCAAGATGGTATGACACAAACAGCTATTGCTAAAATGTATAACACGACATCTGCCACAATTAGCAATGTGGTTTTGAATAAAACATATAAGAAGGAGGCCGCGTAATGGCACTTGAAAAAGTAGTATCTGAAGACAAGATTGAGATTTGTGGTGAGTTTAAAAGCGTACAGATTAGAACCTGCACCAAGGTTCTCGAAGATGGCGCGGAGTTATCTTCTGGATACCATAGGCACGTTGTCACAGCAGGCGACGACTACAGCAATGAGTCAGCAGAGGTTCAGGTAATCTGCTCGGCTGTGCATACTGACGAAGTTGTCGCGGCTTATCAGGCTCATTTAGCAGCTCAGACTGAAAATGAAAGTTAGCTTCTGGCCCCTACCACTTAGCAAGAACGGCTTTGGTGGCTTCCCTAATCGCGCTGTAGTAAACAGCCGTATAAAATTCACCTTGGCAGAGAAAATACGCACAATCAACAATGAGATAATTCATGTTATACAGCAGATAGAATTCTCGGATACAGCTGAGTGGACTTGGAAAGGGTATTTTAAGTGGCTCTGGACGTACATAGGATTTCATTTGAAGTATGGTTATAAAGATAACCCAATGGAGATAGATTCATTAACGTGGGACGACCCTGAGATATTCAATGACAGGCCTTATGAATACTGGAGAAGACTCTAATGAGTGGTTCCGATAAACTCTCTAAATACTATTGGTATTAACCAAGGATAAACGTGACAGATAATTTTATGCGAGAGCAAATAAATAAACTACAAATAGAGCAGGTAGCCTTACGTTCAGATGTAGAGAGGGCTAGAGAATTAGCTGTAGAGAATAAAGCATCACTAAATGCCTTTCATGAACGTTTAGATATTTTGAATGAAAAAGTAGCTACTAAAGAAGATGTTATAGAAATTATAGAAAATGGTTTTAATAAGTACGCAGCTTCAGCTTTTAAAAAGGTTGTAATAGGTATCCTAACTATAGGAGGCACTTTAGGCCTTGCTTGGTTTAATAATCTATTTAGCATAGGGAAATAATATGCCTTGGATGAGTTTAATAAATGCCCTTATTAGTCCTTTAAAGACTTTTCAGGACAACAGAGCTAGAAAGAATGAACTAGTAGAGTTAAGACACCAAAAGACTATAGAGGGTGTACAGAAAGCAGAGGCTTCAGAGTTTCAAGCAGATATGGTAAGGACTGAAGGACTTAAAGGTACTTGGAAAGACGAGTATGTGCTTATACTTTTAAGCATTCCAGTGATAATGTGCTTTGTTCCGGGGTATGATGGGTATGTTTTAGCAGGATTCATAGCTCTCGATGCTACTCCTACTTGGTTCCAATATATGATTATATCTGTATTCTCAGTAAGTGCAGGAGTACCTTTAGCTAGTAAGACTGTAGGGACTGTTAAGTCTATAATGGGTAAATAATAACTTGACAAACAATAAAATTAAGAGTATAATAGAGTAATGCGAGAAGTTAACGACAGTACATCTATGCCTACGAATCGTTATTCAGATACTAGAGCTAAAGACGATGAGAGATATGATTTTGAGTCCAATAGTAAACCTACCGTTCGACCCTCCGAAAAAGCAGACCCTATGCCTACAAATCGCTATTTAGATACTATAGGGGATTTTGAATTTGATTTTGATGTAGGAACAGGTGGATCTACAGGTGGCTCTACAGGTGGCTCTACAGGTGGCTCTACAGAACCTTCTGATCCTACTTCACTCGATTCTATTTCAGAAGAACGCGCTAAAAGAACTGGCGTTACTATGGAGAGTATCTCTAAAGGAGAAACAAGCCTTAGTGCTAAGACGACTGCGCTTCCTATAGATTTAGACTCGCTTATATTAAGTGGAGAAGCGGAGCAGATAGCTACTGGAGTACCTACACCTCTAGCTAAGAACACTGGTACTCTCTATGCAGGGACACCTAAACCTATAACCTCTGCTACTATAACTCCTGAAATCTTATCAGACACTCCAGCCGTTATTACCGCAGTAGGTAAAGTATCTAAAGAACTAGCAAACCAACAAGACATAGGGATAGACCCTATTACAGGGGCTACATTAACTCCTGAGCAAATAGAGAACGCTAAGACTGCTAAAGATCATATAGACAATGCAGCTTTAGGAGAAGGTTCTTTAACTAAGACTATTACTGGTGAGGCTGCTTCATTTGGTGGCCCTACACCTAAAGCGGACATAGCAGATAAATTAATAAAAGCAGCTCAGATATCTAATGATGATGTTGCTCAAGGTATTGCAGCCCAGATTGAAGAAGATGGACTACCTAATCTAGAAGATATTGATATTGCTTCTGTTGAAGTAGCTACAGTATTTCAAGAGCTTCCTTTAGAGGCTTTAGTTACTACTCAGATGGATGCGCTCCTTGCTGGCATAGAGAGTGGTAAGACCCCTGCGTGGGCTCTTCCTGCTGTTCAGCAAGTAGAAGCTATGATGATGGCCAGAGGAATGGATGCCTCTACAGTAGGCCAGACAGCTCTGTTCTCTGCTATAGTACAAAGTGCTCTTCCTCTTGCTCAAGGGAACGCTCAAGCTGTTAAGGAAAGAGCAGCTCAAAATCTACAAAATGCTCAGCAAAAAGCTATTACTGATGCTCAGTTAGGTTCACAAGCTAATATAGTAGAAGGGCAGCTTAATGCTCAGAACGCTCAGTTAAAGTATTCTACTATTGCAGACTTAAGATCAGCTAACGCTCAGTTTGCTAATCAGATGGAAATAGCTAACATGTCTGAGAAGAATCAGATTAGCTTAGCTAACCTTCAATCAATGAGCCAAGCTGATCAAGCGAATCTAGATGCCGTTACTAAGGTTGAGTTAGCTAACTTACAGTCAGAGTTACAAGTTGGGACTATTAACGCTCAACTAGCTAGCGAAATGAAAGTTGCTAATCTTAGTACAGCTCAACAGGCGGCTATAGCTAATGCCGCTACTAATGCTAGGATGGACTTTACTAAATTAGATCTTAGTCAACAGGTAGCACTATCTAACAGTAAGTGGATGGAAACGTCTTCACTAGCTAACCTATCTAATGAGCAACAAGGTGTTCTACAGAACGCTACTCTTAAAGCTAATGCAGATATAGCTACAGCCGATTTCAATACAAGATTACAAATAGAGAATGCCAAAAACTTCCTCGCTATGGATATGTCTAATCTATCTAATGAGCAGCAGACAGGAGTTATAAATTCTCAGTTAAAACAACAGACATTACTAAGTAATCAAGCAGCATCGAACGCAGCTAAACAGTTTAACGCAGGCTCAGAGAACCAGATAAATCAGTTTATGGGTAGTCTTACTGCTCAAGTAAATATGCATAACACTTCACAGCGTAATGCTATGGCGCAGTTTAACACTTCTCAAGAAAACAGCATGAATCAGTTTAACGCTGAGAAAGACTTTCAAAGAGACCAATGGAACGCTGCTAATAAGCAGGCGATTGAGCAATCTAATATAGCTTGGAGGCGTCAAGCAAACACAGTAGACACGGCTACTCAGAATGCAGTTAATCAGCAGAACGCTTTGAACGCTTTCGGTTTAGAGAAGTCTGCATTAGATAGTTTGTGGCAGGAAGTAAGAGACCAAGCGGCCTTCGAGCAGCAGAACTTTGTAAGCTATCAGGCTAACGTAGCTAATTTATATGCTACAGCCTTAACGCATGAAGGCTATGCTTCTAGAAATAACTACTCAACGGCAAATACGCTAGTAAATACATTTAAGAGTATGTTTGAATAATGAATAAGTATGAGGTAATTTAAATTGGGATTCTTTTCTAAAGTATTTAAAGGTATTAAAAAAGTCTTTAAAAAGATCGGTTCAGGTATTAAAAAAATAGCCGGTAAAATAGGTAAAGTTGTAGGTAAGCTAGGCATTGTAGGCCAAATAGGTCTAATGTTTATTATGCCCGGAGTAGGGGGTCTCCTTGCTAAAGGCTTTGGAGCCTTAACAGGCGGATTATTAGGAGCAACAGGTACAGGTATTATGGGTACTCTTGCTAGGGGAGTAGGGAATATACTATCTACTGCTGGTAAGTTTGCAAGCACTGTAGGTAATGTGTTCTCTAGTGTTACAGAGGGTATCTCAAGCTTTATATCTAAAGTAGGGGGAAAAGTTCTAGAGAAAGTAGGACTTAAAGTCGCTACTGAGGGTACATTAACAGAAGCTTTTCAGGGCTGGATGGGAGATACTGCTAAAGGTTTCTCCGAAGTCCTAGATCCCTTTAAATTAACAAATAAAGAGTTCGCTGCCTCATTAGTCCCTAAGCCTGTAGCTACAGTAAGCGATGTAGTAGATATAGATGTTCCGGGGATTGATGCAGTACAGCCTAGTAAACTTAAAGGAGTAAAGGACTTCGAGTCTTCAGGTATGGCAGGAGAAGATTTTCTTGGTAAGATAGAACCAGTAGATAGGTTCAAGTCTATGACAGAGATATCTAATGACTTAGCTAAAGAGTACGCTGAGTCCCAAACTAAAGGTAAAGGAGTGCTTGATTTCCTTAATCAAGATATAGAGGTATTTGGTACTAAGTTTAATTTAGGAGAGGAAGCTAGGGATGCTATATTCACTACTGGAAAAAACGCCCTAAATAACTACTTACAAGGTACTCCTGAAGAGATTGAAGATCGTAAAGCTAGAGGCGTTGCTTCTTATAGTTCACCAGCTTCTATACAGATGGCTCAAGACTATTATACTAGAAGTGGTTATGACTTTGGGGCTACAACCTTCAACAGAATGCAAATGAGTCAATACCAGCCTACTGATGCTTATCAGTACACACTACAAAGAGGCTTATCACCTACAGGGAAGCTTAGAATATAATGTCGGAAATGCAAAATGACGACCAAGCTATTATGGCGAAAGAGATGTCCACTATGGATCGTCCTATTCCCGGAGAGAGCCTTACACACGACCCAGAGCAACCCCGAGCTTTTGAACAAGCTCCTAAGTTCACTAGTGCTAAAAAGGCTCAAGAGGAAATATTTGTTAAGTTAACAGAAGAAGAGAACTTCGTTCCTATAATGCAATTAATTGATGCAAGCGAAGCTACTATAATGGACGTTACTCAGAACCTATTATCAGCAGGGTTCTCAGCAGGTAAATGGAATCCTGATCTAATGCTAATGCTTGTAGAGCCTACAGCCTATATGCTTATGGCTTTAGCAGAGAGAGCAGGGATAGATTATAAGATAGATAATGAGCCTGATGAAGAAGACATGGAAGATAAATCTAATGCCTTATCTCAAGAGATCGCTAAGAAGACTCCGAAGTCTAAAACAATACCTAAGACAGCTATTAGTCCTGAGATAGTAAAGAAGATAGAAAACTCTTCTGTAGCTAGTCTTATGGAGAAACCTAGTCAATCTGCTGAATCCCCTGTAGAAGGTGGAGAAGAACCAGCATCATTAATGGAGAAGCCAGTTGGCTAAACGATTTGATATAGCCCCTTTAGGGGCTTCACTTCTTGAAGACTCTAATAAGCGAAGGGAAGATAGTAAAGATGATGATAAGAGTGTATTTGCTCAACTAGCTATACAGTTAGGAGTAGGTATAGGTAATCGCATCTTATCTAAAAGAGCTGATCAGTTTAATCAGAACGCTGATATTATGGCGTCTAAAGCTAAGAATAAGACTGACTATGATAACAAACTCTATGTTAAACAGACTAGAGACGCTATAGAGCTTTCAAGAAAAGGAATGGATACGTTCTTTGCAGATAGTAATTATGAAAGGATATTAGCTCGGCGTATGGAGGGGGTTGATTTAGCTACTCTATCCCCTTCTGGTAAGAACACTATGGCCGCTGCTGCGCGTGTTCAGGCTACTAAGCTAGGAGCAGAACAAGCCTCACTATTTACTAAAGCAGAACAAGCAGCTCAAAAGGTTATAGATCCTGAAGACTTCCAGAGCAGAATAGACTTATCAAACACTAGACCTAAAAATGTAGGCGGTTGGATAGCTGATAAGATGACAGATCTATTTGGAGGTAAGAGCCAGCAAGAAGTTGATAATGAAGCTATAGAGAACCTTAGAATCTCTGGAGAACTCCCCGGAAAAGCTTTAGATTTGTTTAAGTCTTCTTATGATAAAAGTCTTAACTGGTCAGCTACTGCTGATCTAGTAGAGAAAGTATATGATACCAAGCCTCCTGAATCTACCTTTACTACAACTACACAGCAAATGGCTGATGGTACTTTATTAGCTATTACAAAAGAACAAAGACTTAATACAGATGGTACTCATAAAGGAAAGTCTGAAGTAACTAAAGAAAATCTAGGTAATTACGCTCCTGATGGTACAGCCTCACAGGATTTCTTAAACGATATTAATAAGAATGCTAGGTTTCTAGATTTAGCAAGAGAACAACTATCTACTGAGGCTATACAAGTTTTAGCTCAAACATTAAATGAGCAAGGAGTAAACCCTGCTTTCTTTGATAAGCCTGAACAGATGACATTAGCTTTTAAGACTTTAGGTGTTTTCTTAGATAAGAAGGAAAACTTAAAGGATGAGTTCAAGAACGATCTATATATTGAGCTTATGAAAGTACAGTTAGATAAAGTGCTTAAAATAGATATAGCTATAATAATGGGTGAAAGAGATCCGAATAAACAGGCTCAGATGTTTAAAGATTTGGCCGCAAAGTTTATTAATAATACTACGGAAACTAGAGATGCTATAGAAAAGTTTCGACAAGCAACTAGTTATAACGACTTGGTGGGTTAATGGAAGAAGTTAAAACGCGTACTGCGACCATTGATGGGAAAATGTACAAGGATGTTCCCGAAGACGTTACAGACGAAGAGTTAAAAGCTAAGATAGCTAGAACTCAAGTAGCACAACAATCAGGAACATTTGAGGACTTTGCTACAGGAGTTGCTGTAGGCTTCTCAGATTTAGGAGGTAATCTTCTTGAGGCTGTGGCTGATACAGGTGAAATAGTAGCTGGTGAGAATAAAATCTCGGACTACTTAAACTCTATATCTGATAAGCAAGAAGAGGCTGCCGAGTTCTTTAGAGCAAGGGGCGAGGATTCTCCGTGGGCTTCAACTATTGGTGAGTTAATACCTATGGCTGCTGGATTCGGTACAGGTGGCGGTGCTGCTTTTACAGGCTTAAAAGCTTTAGGATCTGGCTCATTCGTTGCTGGTGTTACTTCAGGTATAGTAGTAGACCAAGTGTATGCAGATTCTGATGAAAATATATTTAATATAGTTAGTCCTCTTATGCAGGACTCTCTTGCAGAACCTTTATTCGAGGCACTAAGCGCTCAAGAGGATAATAGTATCCTTGAGAAGAGGGCTAAATTACTTATTGAAGGGGCTATATTAGGAGGTACATTCGAGACGGCTTTCCAAACAGCTCCTAAAATGTTTGGTATGATTAAAAGGTCAACGGGTAAAAGTTTCTCAGAGATGAGTACTAAGTTACAAGCAAGTAGTGTCTATGATTACCTCAAATCCGTTATGCCTTCAGGTAAAGAAGTAGACGAGCTACCTATAGGCCCTATGGTCGTTAAAGATCGAGAGACAGGTTCGTGGAGAATGCTTACAGAACAAGAACGTTCTTTTAAGCAAGAAGCTCCTGTTCAAATAATCAACCAGAACTCTTCATTTATTTCTAAAATTAAACAACAGATCTTTACGTCTAGAGGTTACTTAGAACCTAAAGCCTATGATGCCTTTCAAGGTGCTAAAGCTGCTAAACGAAAACTAGATACGAAAGCTCAGCATATTGCTACTCGCATGAAGATAGCTATGGATAAACTCCCTACTGATTTAGTAGAGAAAAATATAGCTAATATCAATACGGCTTTCAATGAAGGGATTAAGTTTTTAGATGGAGTTAAGCCTGAAGACAGAGTAGAGGCTTTTGCTAAGTATCATGACCTAGATATGGATATAGCTTCTGAAGTCTTAGAAGCCCGTGACCTTATCGACGATCTTTCTAATACTATACTAGGAACTAATGTAGTAGACCCTAAAGCCAAAGCGATAATTGCAGACAATATAGGCAAGTATACTACAAGATCTTATAGACTCTTTGAGGACGTTAATTATAAGCCTAATGATAAAGTAAGAAGAGACGCAGAGAGATACTTTGCTGATAGAGCTTTTAAGTCTCAAGCAGGAGCTGTAACTTTAGAAGAATCTGAAGCTATGGGTAGGGCTATGGTAGGCGATATTTTAGGAGAAACTACTCAAGAAGAAAGAAACTATTTTGATGCTGTATCTAGAATTAATAAAGGTATATTTCAAGGTAAGAAGGATATTGATGATCCAGTAAGAGCACTACTCGGAGAAGTTACTGAACCTAGTGAAAAGATAATGTTGTCTGTTCAGAAGATGTCTCAAGTAACAGAGACTTATAAATTTCTAGATACATTGAATAAACTAGGCCGAGGTAAATATATCTTTGATGCTAAGAGCGTACCAGATAATAAGATATTCAGTGCTAAGATTGAGGGTACTAACTCAGCCTTAGATGGTCTTTATACTACTCCAGAGATGCTCTCTGCTATTAAGAACAAAGAAGGTAAGATCTGGAACCTAAGAGAAGGTGGTGACGATCCCGGTATGATGAAGTTTATGAAGTCAGCAGGGCGTAAATTTCTAGCTGCTAAAGCTTTCTCTCAAAAGACTAAAACAATTTATAGTCATGTTACACAATTAAGAAACTATTTAGGCGGGCTTCAGTTCGGCGTGGCTAATGGTATGTCTCCTTTTTCTAAAGAAGGGGATCATATTACAGGTATGCTTAAGAATGAAATACTTGAAGGAGGAGATAAAGCTTTAAATACTATGTATGAAAAGTACCAAGGTCTAGGTATAATCAATACATCTGTGAATGTAGGTGAATTCCGAGAGCTTATGGATACCGCTGTTAATGCTCAAGGTGATGCTCTTATAGGTAAGATAGATGAGCTATCTAAAAGATATGGAGCCGTTCAAAAGACTGATAGAGTACTAGAACAGACGTACATGGCTACGGATGACTTCTTTAAAATACATGGGTTCCATAATGAACTAGAGACTTTAAAGGCTGCTAATCCCGGTACGCCTATAGAGGTACTAGAGGCTGAAGCATCCGAGATAATAAAAAATACATTCCCTAATTACGATAGAGTACCTAAAGGTATTAAAGCCCTAAAGGAATTACCAGTAGGTAACTTCTTTTCTTTCCCTGCTGAAATCACAAGAACATCTGTTAATATTATTAAGCAGGCTTCTAAAGAGATTAATAGTGGTAATGAGACTATACGTAATAGAGGACTTAAAAGACTAGGAGGCTATATAGGCTCTACAGGTACATGGGCTGGGGTAGGTTATGGTTCTGCCGCGCTTAATGGTATGTCTCCTGATGAGAAGAGAGCTGCTGATAAGACTACTGAGACTCCTTGGTCTAAAGAGTCTGAAAGAATCTACTATAGAGACTCAGAGACTGGAGACCTATGGGCCAATGATACACAGTTTCTTAACTCTTACTCTACTATTACAGAACCTTTCATTGCTATTGCTCAAGAGATCTATGACGGTAACAAGCAAGGTAAAGATCTTGATGAATATTTAACTGATGCTGCTTTAAGGGGTATGGAAAAGGTATTAAGCCCTTACCTATCCGGTAGTATTATTACTACTGCTATGACAGACTTAATATACGCTTCTACTAATCCAGAAGGACGTACTGCTAACGGTAAGGGTATCTTTGAGCCCGGTAAAGATAGATCTGAACAGGCTTTTGATGCCGTAGGCCACCTTATAGCTTCTGTAACTCCCGGTTCTATTATGAGTGCTAAAGGACTATACGAGGCATCTATAGGTAAAGTACACAGAACAGGAGGCCATCAGACTAAGGATATACCTTCTGAGTTAATGACTAACCTTTTAGGTATTAAGTTTACTAAAGTTGATCCTGAATTTAACCTAAAGAATGCTACGACTAGTTATGTTGTAAGGTCTCAAGATCTAGTAAGTTACCAGCCTAATTTTGAGAAGACTGGTGGAGATATTATAGAGCAGTACATAGGCAGTCATAAAGAGGATTTTAGGCTACAGCAAGATCTATACGAACAATTTAATGCTGCCTCTATGTTTATAGGGCGTGGTGCTGCTTATATACAATTAGAAGAACAGTTAGGAGAAGACAAGGCCTCTTATATTATGGCTGGTCTCTTTATGCCTAAAGAACCTAGCGATGCTATGCTAATGAACTTGTTTGGTAAAACGTTCTCAGATCTACGTCATGATTATGATGAAGTAGAGGGTAAAGAAAATGAGACTATATCAGGGATTTTTGACGCTTACGGACAAATGTTAGCGACTAGTTTAGAAACTCTAGATACAGTAGATGAAAAAGGAAATATAGATGAAGAGGATAAACGAATACTTAAAGCAGAAGGTGGTTATGTATCAGTACCTAACGCCCCTTCTGATCCCTCTGAGCGTATCAATAAGTTAACAGGTCATCCTTACTCAGTAGACGCAGGAGAAGATCCTTTATCTAGAATGGGATTCAGAGAAGGTGGATGGGTTACAAGGCAGCAATATGTCCTTGGTGGTATAGTTAAAAAGATGGCACCTCCAATACAGAAGTATTTTAAGAACTCTATAGACGAAGCTGCTATAGTAAGAGCGGGGGATAGTTTAGCGGTTAATGCTTTGAATGAAGATGACTTCTTAGTACCTACTCGCGTATCTTATATGAATTCTAATAAGAGTATCTCTAAAGCTCGCTTAGAGAAAAAAGGTAATAAGGACTCAGGTAACTACGATGATATACTACCTATAGAGTCTAAGCAGGCTCAAGATATAATTAAACGCGATGGGTTAGAGCCTCAAAAAGATCAGACTCATTTGATTGTACAAAATATTATTAAGCAATCTAAAGGAGAGAGTCCTGTAAGTACTAAGGTAGCCTTAGCTACTAAAGAAGATATATCTAATATCTATGCTGATGATAACCGTTCTCTATATACTTCAAAGAGCTTAGTATCCGATACAGAGTACTCTGATTCATGGAGACAACTAGACGACGCAGATGTATATAAGAATGTTATACCTCAAAGTAGAGCAGCTTTAGATAACTTAGAATCTAAAACAGATATAAGAACTGATGTGCTTCAAACGATTGACGACTTCATATTAAAAGACGAACAGAAAGCAGAGTTCCAAGCTATTATAGATGAGTATGGTTTTGATAAAGATTTCATTGATGATGTAGAGGATGCTATTAAACCAATCCCTAGATCTAGAGTATTCTCTAAAAATACTAAGGTTTCTCCAGAGGAATTCTTAAAGGACTCTGTAGTCAAGAAGTCTGTATTCAGAGCAACTACTTCTCAAGAACCTGCAAGGGACTTCTTAATCTCTATGTTTAACCCTAGAGAGATAAGTACGCATGTAGGGTCTGATAGAAACCAGCCTCAAAGTCTACTATTAAAACATGTAGGAGTAGCTGATAAGAGTGGAGTACCTAGAGCTAGTGAGTCTACTTTACTAAAAGAGTTTGAAAGAAAGGGTACGGCTTCAGAATCAGCTCTAACAGAATACTATGTTAATATTAAGAAGCCTTTAGTAATTAATGATGACGTTTCTGATTGGGATGCTAGAGCTATAATTGCGGATATGAGGAAGGCTATTAATTCTAAAGGGCCTAAAAGTACTGATAAGATAATAGCTCAATTAGATACTGATCCTACATTCTGGGAGAATGCTAATGTGCCTGAAGATCTAGAGGACGGGGTATTTGAATATATAGATATGAAGTTGATGGGTGATCAGGACGATAACCTAGTAGATAGCCTTCTAGACGAAGGTGTAGACTTAGATACTGTAGATAAGTATCTTGATGCTTTCGGTACAGAAAGAGAACCTAATAGCTTCTTAGAGGCTATTGAAAAAGAGGTAGGGCCTATAGATATTGAAAGATTGGATAAAATATATACCGGGTCACTTGAAGAAGCTACTGGAGCAATACAGGAAGAATATACTAATGCTGGTGCTTATCTTGCTAATGAGATGGAAAGCTACAGAGTTAATAGATCTTTTAAAGAATATCTTAAGGAACTCGGATTTGATGGGATAGATTATAAAAATATGGGAGAGTCTTCTAGTAAGAAAGGATCAGGACGTTCTTATATAGTCTTTGATCCTGAGCAGATAAAGTTGGCTGCTGCTGGGATGTCTAGTGATCCTAGAGTCCAAAAGGCTAAAGGAGGCTATGTCAAAGCTAGGTTACAGAAGCGTTATGGTGGGCAGGTGCAAACTCCTATAGGTGGTTTAACTGAAGGTACTAATAATGTAGGTATAAATAAAGCCCCTAATGAAATAAAAGTGAATAAAGGTTCAAATTTAACTAGGGCATTAGCTCGAAGGTATGGATAATATGAAAGAATCTAAATACTTTAAAGAGTCTGAAATGCTCTGTCAGCATTGTGGAGGCTCTGCTTGGAATCAAGAGTTTATGGAGTGGTTAGATACTGTAAGGTTTACATTTGGTAAGCCTATAGTTATTAGTAGTGGTTATAGGTGTCCTGAGCATCCTATAGAGAAAAAGAAAGACTATCCCGGTGCTCATACTACGGGCTTAGCAGTTGATATAAAGGTGAGAGGAGTAGATGTTATAGAGTTAACTAGTATAGCGTACTCTTTAGGCTGTAGAAGAATAGGATGGAATCAGAAAGGCTCTGCTAGGTTTTTACACCTAGACAAAGCCGATATGCTTAAAGGGTCTTGGAGTTATTAATAACCTTCTATTAAGAATACTTCACTACCGTCACCATCGTAACAGTGTTCCATATAATATCCAGAAGAGTCTTCCACGCTTATAGTACCGCAGTGAGTACTATGCATTGTAGTATGACCATGATCTGCTTCCAGTACTACAGGCATATCAGGATGTATGTCTTTTAATGCACATAGTAAATCTTTTACTTTCATTTTAATCCTCCTTTGATTTTTTAGTCGCTTCAATTTCAGTTAAAATAAGAGATAAGTATAGTATACTTAATACGAACCCAAAAGCAAATAACATTTAAAAACTCCCTATCTCTCTCTCGATACCTTTCACAGTATCGTTAACACCTCTACGTGCTGCATTGATCGCAGCATTTAGAAGTATCCAATCAGAAGGCTTAAAGAGATGTGCAATCCGTTTATTAGGTACATCAGTTATCTCTGTCATAATCTGACCGTCTACTATCATAAGCTTAAAGCCTACAAAGGTAGCCTCCTTAATAGGCGGTTTAGTCTCTGTATCTTTAGGCTTCATCTTTATCCTTAAGAAACTTTTTAAGCTCTTCACTAGCGAACCTATAGTCTACTACTAAGTCTAAGCCTTTAAATACTGTCTTCAAGTGTTCTACTGTAGTAATCTTATCATAATCTAATGTGCGTGTATCAGGGCCTTGAAGTAAGTTAGCAATATCTTCAGGGTTTATTTCAGTACCTGAGAGATCTAAAGAGTCCATTGTACTTTTAGGTGTCTCAAGGTTTTTATAAGCTTCCTCCATAGGAGTAGGAGAGTTCATGTTAAGTAGATCAGTTATAGTTACTGGTTCCCAAATATCTGGGACATTATTATTATTATTATCTTTACTTTTCATTATTATTAAACCTTATTCTTTAGTTTTGTTTTTATTATTTTTCTTTTAAATACAAAGTATTTTAAATCGTTTACTGAGATCAACTCCCAACCCTCTAAACCATGATGGTTAATAGCAGAGGTCTTACCGTCTATAGAGCCTGTTACAAAGCTCTCTATTTTATATTCCCACATTATATTTCACATACTCCCGACACACACGCTAACTCTTGTGTACCTGTAGTTTCATCTTCTAGTTCTTCAATGTCCCAATCAAAACCTGTAGGCATAGAAGCTACTAGATTATTATATTCCTCTTCAGTTATCTTTTGATAAGGGGCCTGCTTATAGTTATGGTCTGATTCAGGCAGGTAAGATACCCCGCTTAAAGAGTCAAAGTTATTCCAAGTCCATTGAGCCATATCTAAAAAGTTATCCTCATTGTAGTAACAAGTCATAGAAGGCTTGTGCTCACACCAATGATCTTGATAGACTTTCCAGATATTAAGTTGATCAATACCTTTAAAGTCCTCTACTACTGTAGAACCCTCTGGAGCCTTGATAGGAAAGCTGAATACAAGGTTAGTAGGCTTTGTAACATCCTCTTCACAAGGGAACCCATAAGACTCCATAGCTTGAGCAAGTGGGTCTTTTCTATCGGCTCTGACGGTTCTGATGTAATAATCTGCAAAACGAGGATGAATACCGGAGCTGCTATCCACCAACTGACTAACAGTGCCAGAAGGCTTAACACAAGTAATGGCAGTAGAAATATTAACGCCAAGCTTTTCAGCCCATAATTTATTCGTTTCAATTGCGACCTCCTTAAGTTGATGTAACCACCCAGATAAATTAGATCCATCATCAGGATACTCTGAACCACTTAGTACTTTGTGATCCATAATCCCTGTAAGGCTTACACCTAATAGAGCTTCTTCTTCAGTGTTACGCTTCCAGATTTTACGTAGATATCTGAAGTCCGTTAAACTAGATTGTAGTGTACCTAGTATTGTAGCAAGCCTTACTTTTTCTTTAAGGCTTTCAAGTGTATCTCCTTCTCGTACAACCACTTCGGAGAGGTTACAGAACTGATAAGGTCGGAGTATAATTTCAGAGCATGGATTAGTACCAAACTCGTGATTAGAATCCCTGCGACCGTTCTTTCCTGCAATCTTCTTTGCTGCCACTCTCGAAAAGATTCCTCTCTCTCCTGATTTACTTTCATATAGACTCGCCATTTCTCCGATAAAGGTTTCAAAATCTGGTTTCTCTGTATAGACTGCGCTATTATTAGCTAAAGCCCTGTGACCGTTAGTGATCCACCATTGGCCAGACTTGGCTCTCTGCATTCTTTGGCTTCCAAGGTCGCTGAGATTAATGAGTGCGCTTCGTCTAACTCCCCCAACAACAACGATGTCCGCAATCTTGCACACAATATCAGCACATTCAAGGTCTGTAAATCTTCTTCCCGCAGCGCTCTTAAAGATATCCACCGTGAAGTTAAATAGGTCGGAGAGAGGCTCAGGCCCTGAAGCTCTGCCCCCAAAGATCTTAAGCTTCGCTCCAGCCGGTCTGATCCTTGTAAGATCACACTTTGGTACTTTTCCTGCGTAGAGGAGACTGATGAGTTCTCTAAAGCTAGACGCCCATCCAATTTTACTGTCGCTAACAACGATTGTTGATTCTGTGTCATGAAATGTATCCGCTATTTCTGGTAATTTATCTACATAGGATTGCTCTACTGAGAACCCTACTCCTGTACCACATAGTAGTACGTACATTAGTTCATCGAAAGAGCGTGGGCTATCTATAGGGAGATAAGAGCAGTTAAAGCCTGCTACATTGTCTCTGTCTAAGGCGGCTCCTGCGGTCATCATACATCGCATAGAAGGTGTTATTTCCATATGACTTACAGCTTTGTATAATTCTCCTGCCTCTTTATCTTTTAGTTGTCCCCTATTAATCCAGAAGTTAATATATCTAGATACAGTCTCTTCCCAAGTCTCCCTTCTCTTTTCTTTATCTATATAACGTGCATATCTAGACTTATGAATAAATTTTTGGTATTCATCCATTTTAAATCCGTTGCTCATGTACTCTCCTCTTACCATTAATAATTCTAGATACTCCTGACTGGCTTAGGTTAAATTCATTTGCAATAGTCCTTTGAGTACTACCTTCTAAATATGCTACAAGTATGTCTTGGGTATTACCTCCGTCATGTTTAGTATACTTTTCCATTTGGTTATTTTCTACAGTATCTATTCTACAGTTATTAATAGAATAAGGGCCTGTATCCCCATATCTACACATCTGATAACTTCCTTTAGAAGTACCTTTAAATTCCCATTTACCAGATACTAACCATAATTCAAGGTATTCTGAATATGTAAGATTAAAAATAATCTCTCTATCCCTTGCGTGGTATAACGTATCTGAGTAAGACTTTTTAGGACTTACTGATTTTTTATTCACTTCTATTTCCCTTATTATTATTATAAAACGCCCCGCCGTAACACTTTGAGCATAACATTTCAGCACTAATAGCTTGATGTGAGAGGCTGTACTTGCCGAGGACTTTAAGGCTCTAGAAACCTCTTCTATTATAACTCTAGAATTTCTGCTACTCCATCTTCTATTAACAAACCTCTAGGATTAGAATCCTCTAGTACATCAATACAGAAGTTATTACTTTTCTCTCGTATATCTTTACCTCTAGAATGCCCTACAATCTGATCAACACCTTCAACAGGATCAAACTCTGACCAGTCACACCAATAGAGACCTCCACATAAAGAGGAACCTCCTCGACTTCTCCCTATCTGATTATAATCTTCTTTAAGTAAGTACTCATCTAGATTAATATGATTACTATTTAATAAGTTTTGACTGATACCTGCATGAGTAATTAAGAATCCCTCAGCATACATATAACTCTTTAAGCTACTAATATCTAAATGTCTAATCATATTATGAGTTAGGGGATTATAACCGGAGCATCTCATAGAGTCATCTATATAACTCATCTCATGATTACCTAAAAGTCCTTGAGCCTTCCCAGACTCTATAGACTCTAGAACAAACTTAAGAGTCTCGATACATGCAACCGCATCTTTATTAAAAGAATCTACATAGTCCCCTACAAATATAACAGGGTATCCTGTATCTATAGCTTTTTCTGCTAAATTCTTCTGGCCGTGTAGGTCTCCTATTACTAACGTTTTCATATATACTCCTTAATATCAACTACCAACCATGTACTTTTCGTGTACCATTACATTTAGGGAATGAAGAACAGCCATAGAATTCCCCATAAGGGCCTTGTCTTAAGGTTGTGCTACCTTTACATTTAGGACACGCTCCTGACCCTAAAGCAGGTAAACCTCCAAACTCCTCATCTCTAGGATCAAAATCTTCATTGCTCATTGCTGAGTCTAAGTAAAAATCAGCTATATCACCCATATTATTTAAACACCTTATTATGTAAATACATACTCACTATACATCCTGTACCGCCTCCTAGTGCTAAGGCTGCTACTTCTTCCCAGCCTATCTGGTTAGATATAGTCTGAATAGCTATTGTACCAATAACGAACACTTCTGTCAAGGCCATTAGGGTACTAATTGGAAGTATAGGTATATAATGCATGTGAGCTACGTTACGTTGTTGGAAAGCTCTTAGAAATATATTAACAAACTGAGCAGCGAATAGAAGTAATAAGCTCATAATTAATCCCCCTTATCACTATTATTAATAAAGTCCTTGGTGTCGTAAAATGTATCTAGACTAGGCCATGATTTATTATCTGGAGTATACGTAAAGCGTACTTTAGGCTTTCCAGTACCATGTGTAGCTTCTTTTAAGGCTGTGTTATAAGCAGTAGGTAGTTCTTGTTTAAACTTCAAACCCGCATCTAGTTTCCTTTCTAAGTTTGCCATAGCTCTCCAAGCTACTTTAACATCATGAAGAACTCCATCAGAATCGTAAGTCCCTGAGTCTAATAGATGTCTAGTTAACGCATCTAGTTCATCAGTAGATTTACTTTTATCCCAATGTAAAGGCTTATCAGGATGATGCTGCTTATTACCTTGAAGGCTTAGTTCTGTAACGGCTACAATGGCTTTAGGAAAATACTTTAAAAAGCCTGTATAGATTGGTACGTCCTTTCTTGCTTGGGCGTCTTCAGGTAAAGAACCTATAAAATGAATAGGATATTTAGCATTTGCGTATATTTTATCTTTATCTTCAAATTGAATTCCTATTTGTTTTTCGTATTCAAGAGCTAATAGCCATTTATCTAAGGGTACTTTATCTCCTAATACATTTATACATGTATCTATCCACCGAAGGTTATAAGTTTTTACTTCTGCGACTGTACCTAGTATTTTACTCACCTAGAAACCTCTTCAATTGCTTACGATCCTTTTTACTAACTCCAATAGGTTTCAATACTAACGTAGCAAATGACTTATATGTCCACCCGCTAAATATAAATACCTCCTCAAAGTTAACCATCTGTTCTAGGGTCATTTAGTTTCCACTCCTCTGGTAAATTAAATTCGTCATACCACCTAAATTTATTCTTAGTAGCCCACTCAGCATGAGAGAACTTAGTACCATCTTTACGCCTCTTTGTAGCAGGCATAGCTGCATGAGGTGAAGCAAATAAAAATACTAGCTCCTCATTCTCTGAGAGGGATTCACGTACCCATATATATTTATTATACTCTTGATAGTCCCAGAAGCGTCCTTTAGCCTCTAAATATATTATATTATCCCCATCTTCCATAACAAAATCTGTGTGGTAAGTATGAGGAACACTATAATGAATAGGATCAGGGTCAGGAGTAGCTACATAGAACCATTTATTAGATAATACTTTCTTATCTAAATATAGTTCAAACTTAGAATCATATCCTTTAGGTACTCCTACTTCTTTTTTCCTCTCTTTCTTTGGTTTACGATAGGGCAATAGCTTTACCCCCCTTAAGCTTTTTATAGACCCAACGAGGACTCATTATATTAAGCCTTCTACTACTATTTGCATGGTAGTAATCCTCGTCTGGAAGGTGCTTATATAGATTATTTATATTAACCTTATCACAATCTTCTTCACTAAGAAGACTCTTAACCCACTCAAGGACTATAGAGTCTGCTTGTTTTCTTAGATCTTTACATTTTTTCCCGTTCATTTAATCTCATCTACTTTAGGCTCTTTAAGAACCTCGGTGAAATATTTAACACCGTTAGAATACTTAAACTTACGTATCCCCATTCCGTCATTAGAATCTTTACGGCATTCTTCGATGTGAGGACAATAATTACATTTTCTATTAACGATAGTATTGCCTGATTTCCCATCTGCTATATCAGGATAGCACAAAGGAGGAGGCGTGTCAAGGTCTTTTATCTTTTTAACTTCAGCAATACGTGTAAGTATGTTAGGCTTATCAAGGTGAGTAGGTATGAATAAACATAACTCTCCAGTTACTTTATTAATAACTAGATTACCACCTTTACTTGTACCGTTGTTAGCTTCATAGCCCGCTATCTGTGCCATATATCCAAAAGGATCGTCTTCTACTATAGCTCCTGTCACAAACTTAGTGAACCCAAAGGGCGAAGCGGTCTTAACATCTACTACTTCTCCATCAATCACACTATCCATATGACCTTTAATACCCTCTACAATAACTTCATCCTGTACTCTAGTTACTTCATGTCCTGAAGAGCGTACTAAAAGCATAACCATCTGTTCGATGATATGACCATATAGGAATTTAATTTGCAGTGATGGATCTTCTAAAGGTACTTCTTCTGTATTAATATCAAAATACAAACGACGATTAGGCTTACCTATATTGGACATACGTAGCCCGTCCTGCCTACTTCTATCTTGAGGTACTGCCCAGCCTCTTAAGGCTTCTTCAATGTCACTAAGAAACCGAGGAATATGCTCCTCTAGATTAGTTAGTATTTCTTCTCCTGTGTTTAGTTTAGCTGTGAGTTTGTATATATCAGGTACTAAACTAGATAGGTCAGGCATTTGCTTACTCCTATTAAAATAGCGCTAATTACTGTAACGTATCCAGTTAATAAAAAATAATCTATATCCTGTACAGTTTTGTACTGTATAGCTGACATACTTAGAGCTACTAAAAATACAATTATTAACTCCATATAACAATACCTATCGCTACCCACACACAGATAGAGCCTATTATAAACCAATTTTCAACCTCGGCTTGGTTAGCCATAAGTAATTCCATAGGTGTAGTAGCTTTAGCCTTAATAACTATATCTACTAATACACACTCTATAACTGTTATTATACAAGCCCCTAGAAATATAGCGGCTATAGTACTTAGTTCCATTCTAGTTCACCTATTATTTTTATTACATCATTTGGTTTAGCAAAGAACCACTCTCCTTTACGTTCATAGAGTTTAGTTAGTTCATCATGTACTTGAGTCTCTGATCTTAGTTTATTAGAAGCTGTTCTAAAGTAAAGAAGCTGAAAGCCTCTATAAGGATCAGCAGTCTGAAAAGCATTAAGCCTGTCTTCTGCATCTAAAGCACATCCTACTTTTAACCAGCCTTTAAAGTTTGGATTATATATAACATATACACAACCATGTTTAGGTCTATAATATAATTTACCTACCTTAGCCGCAGTTCGTTTAGCTCTTAAGTTACGCATCCTTATCCTATTACCTTTACGGTCACAAGGTATACAGTAAACGTTACGAGCGCCTGCCTTGGCTGTAGGCTCAAGGACATTATTACATCCTTTATTTCTACAAGTTTTTCTCATTATTATTATTTTTATTTATGAGTTTATAGTACGTCCCTAATATTACTTATAGGGAATGTTATTAGTTTTGATCCAATTGTACAGTTAAAAATAGTGGCACCAAAGAGACTCAAGTCTTGTTTAGAAACTTCAAAGTCTTCTATGAACTTTTCATATGGACTCTTTTTGTGTAGAGTCTCTGGATAGTCTCCAAAGAAATGGGCTTGATTATCAATAATACCCATGTCATAACCTAATAAGTATATCTCTTTGGCACCACTTAAAAGTGCTAAGCTTACTGCTGCAAATCCTGAGCAGTGTCCTAAGCGTAAAACGGTAGTACTAAAACCTCTTCCTCTCTCGGAGTCAACCCTTTCTGAGGTAACTTCTGTTTCAAAGGGACACACGATGTTATCATAATGCTTGTACATTCTGACCCACTTTGCATCCGAACTATACCGTGTGATATTACTATCACTAATAGGATAAAGAGCATTAGCCCCATTAACAAGTATAAGCTTATCTGTTTTTCCTTTACCATATTCTATATCTTCCTTAGTAAGGCTAGGCCCCGGACAGGCTATTAAGTACTTCATATTCTAATATAGGATAACAGTATGTATTGAAGTCTGTTCTATAATAGTCTAATAGTTTATTATAGTACTCTTCATTAAGTGTACCTATAGCTTCCTCCCATGTCTTATTGTCTACAGTTACTGTAACATGTTCTAATGTATTTGTCAAGCCTACATATGCAGATATAGCTTCTATATCCTTTTTAAAGTTCTCATACTTACCTATGAAGTCTGCATGTTGTAAAAGGTTTAACTCATTAGACATAGGTAGAGTGCGTACAGTAAGCGACCAAGTAGAATAATAGTCCTGTTCATATAGGGCCTTATCAATGAAGTGCTCGAAAGACATTAGTATATCGAAATCTTTAACATATGTATAATAACAACTGACGAACCTATCAAAGGGATGTCTTACAAATCCAAACTTAAAGTGATTAGGATATTTTTTAGGTATATGAGATTCAATAGAAATCTCTCTGTCCTCATTACTATCAGGCCATAAAGCTATTACTTTATCTGATTCGGTCTCAGGAGTCTTAAGGAATATAGCTTTAGGATTATGTAGTAGTATAGCTGTCATTACAATTCACCCTCTTGTATAACCTTATCACCATCTTTAAATGTAAAGCCATGATAATAATAACCATTATGAACGTTAAATATATGTAGGTAAAGATCTACTTGATCTTGGTGTATAAGTTTAAAAGCTATAACTGAAACGTCTGAGTCAGGTTCATCTATTTCGTTAAAGTATTTAGTATCAAAAATATAACCCTCTGTATTAGGTGTTGCCCAATCAAACTCCATATCTTTATATGGTACAATCTTATTAGCTATAATCCAATCAGCGTGTTCACAGCACTTTTGGCCAGTATCATAACCTACAAAAACATTCTCTTCATCTACGAAGTTTACTTTATCTCCCCAATTACCCATACTACTATCAAATATTTTCATTAAGATCCCTCATTAATTGCTAGTTTATTCCCTAATTTCATCATACAGTTATCAAAGGCTTGGTCTAATAGACTCTCCATAAAGGCTGTGTTAGTTTGATAAGGTATAGATACAGAGTACTCTACTAGATCCTCCTTTGCATATACTGAGGCTGTCATTCGTACATGGTCTTGATTGTTTGTTACTTTTAGAGAACTTTTAGGGCCATATAGTTTCTTTAAGTTTAATAGCCTTACGTTAAGATTCATAAATCCTATCCTTTATTTTTAAGTCTTTCCGTACCTTTAATAGATACATACTCTCCAAACTTTGTTACTCCTAAAATAATAGGCCATACTATAACCGCCATAGTTAGAGCCATAAGTGTCATAGGTAAAAAACAACAACCTATGAATATCCAAGAGGCTATCTGTTTATCTTTAGGATAAAAGTATAGGTATACATAAGATAAGGGTACACTCATTATAGCTACCACTAACCATATTAATTCAAAAGTCTCATGACTCATAAGTTTTCTCAAAGGTTTATTTAGTGTGTCTCAGCCCATGAAGATCCTATACCTACACTACCTTCCATAGGGCATTTCATATCATAGTACTCTCCAGCTTCTACCATAGCTTCTAAAGCTAATAGTTTGAAAGCCTCTACGTGCTCATCAGCTACTTCGCTTTGAATCTCATCATGAACATTACCTACAAAGTGATAATCTAGACCAGCTTTATCAGCTTTACTCTTTAATATAACTAAAGCCCTCTTCATAATCACTGCCCCTCCTCCTTGTAGTAGGGTATTAAGTGCAGAGTAAACAGCCCTAATACGAATAAGTCGCCCATCAATACCTCTAATGTAACCTCGTTGTGCTGCTGCTTGTGCTCTATAGATAAGATCTTCAAGCTCTGGTAGCTCTCCAAAGAGATTAGACTTAATGAGCTTACCATCTTGAATACCTCCTCCTACAATAGAACCCATCTTCTTATCACCAGCCCCATATATAAGAGCATAGTACATAGTCTTAGCTTGATCTCTGTCAGTTAAACCTGCTGCTTTCATGTTAACAGTATGGGCGTCTGTACCTAATTTAGAGTCTCCAGTAGATGCTGTAAGTGTATAAGAAGGTTTATCCATATAATGAGCTAACATCCTTAACTCTAAACCTTGGGCATCCATACCTAATAAAGTATAACCTTCTGGTACAGTAAATAAATCTCTACATTCCATACCAAACTTCTTACGCTTACTAGGAACCTGAGCAAGGTTAGGCTTACTATGACTCATACGTCCTGTAACAGCTCCCATAGGATTAACATGTCCATGTTGCCTACCATCTTCTTCTACAGAGTCTAACCAGTTTTCAAGAAACCCTCTAATCTTAGAGACCCCAAGGAAGTCGTTAATTAAATCGGCTTCTGGTATACCTTTAATACCTTCAAGGACTGTTTCATCCATCTTAGGCTTAAGAGACTTAGACTTATCTTTCTTATGTTCTGCTTTACTATTCTCAGTAAATACTGTAGGCTTCCATCCGAAGTCTTGAAGCCATAAGGCTATCTGTGATCTAGAAGATAAGTTAAACACTTGAGTGTAATAGCGATTAAAAGGACTCCTATTTCCACTAAGTTCAACAGCTTCAAACTCTTCAGGTCTTAAGCCGCTCCTAGATAAGTTACCGTCTTTCTTTATTTTAGGTGTTACTACTTTGTCTACTAACTGTTTAGGTTTAAAGGTCTCATGAACTCTATCTTCAATAGTACCTAGTTCATCCTGTACTTTAGCTAATAGTTGTTCAGCCCCTCTAATATCAAACAACCAACCGTAAATTTGTTGGTCTCTCATAATATAAGCTACTTCATGTTCTAAGTCTATACAGTCCTGAGAGAATGGTTGCATATTTTTAATAAGATACAAGTAGACTTTAAGGTTTAACCTTACATCCATAGTGCAGCGATTCTGCATTCCCTTAGTATACTGAGACCAACACTCATGCTCTACTTTAGGGAAGCCCATCTTAACGCCCCAAGTTTGAAGGCTATGTAGTCCTTCTTGTATAGGATTATTAAGTCTAGATAGTACTAAGGTATCTATAATCTTAGTACCTTCAAAGTCTACTCCATAAAGTCTTTTAATATGAGGTAGATCGTAACCTATAATATTGTGTCCAATAAGCACATCAGCTTTCTGTAAATGTTTAAGCCCTGCTTCGATATCTTTAGGGCCATATTCTGTAATTTCTCTGGTGTCGATATCAATTAATGAGAAGCACCAAAGCCTCGTAGGGAACAAGCCGTCCCCTTCAGCATCAAATAGTATTTTCATTTATTATTCTTTTTATTTATTTTATAAGATTAAAATTGCGCCTAGTATAATAATTAATACAATTAGGAAAGTTAGATTTAACACGTCGTCTATCCAATCTGGGAAATCTTTATTATATTTCATTACTATAATGTCTCCAATGAGTTACATGAAACCAATCGCCTGTAATAAATCTAAAGCCTGTAGGATATAGTTTACCTAGTACGACTCCTTCTCCTTCTTTAGGTTGAAAGCTACCTTCTATAGTACGTACATTATACTTCATAACTTTATCTGAAGTAGGTAAGCGGTCGTTAACATCTATCCATTTATTCATAAATAAGGGACTTCCTTATTTGTTAAATAGCTTACTTCAGCCTCTAAATCTACTACCTTTTCATTTAAGTCAACTACTAATCTAATCAGATAGGAATCCCTACATTCAAGGCTATGAAATATTTCTGTACCTAAAAAGCTAACACGACTAGAATCCCATAAAAATAATTTACAACCTTTACACTCTATAAAGTCTCCGTTATTATCTTTTAATTTAGTATTATTTAAATTCGTCAAACTCTAACTCCTCTCCAAGTTCTTCTAGCCTACCAGAGTGCCTATCAAAATATAACTTACAAGCTATACCTGTCTCTCCAGTATGTCTAGACTTAAGTACTCTAACAGTAGTTGTGTTAGCGTCCCTATCATCTTCAGCCTGCTGGTTACGCTCTAGTGCTATCACTACATCAGATACCTGAGCAATAGACTGAGAGCCTCTAAGGTGGCTTAAGGATACCTCAACACCTTGTTCATGCCCTTTATCACCCATAGCCCTACGTAGATGGCTTACTAGTATAAGAGTTGTACCTGTCTCTTCTATAAGACTACGTAGTCTTACCATAATCTCATCAATAACTATACGCTCATCTGATCCCCCATGAGATGCGATTAGCATATGAAGGTGGTCGAAGATTACAATTTTACAATCGCACCCTACCATTAAAAATCTAAGCTTAGCAAAGATATCTTCAATAGTTTGAATACCTAGATGACTATGTATATGTACTCTGTCTTCTCTATCACCTCCGAAGGTAGTCTCATGTAACTGTTCGAGTTTAGCTTCTGGATACTCAGCTAATATATGCTTTCTAAATAAAGGTACACCTGCTTTGACAGACATTAGACCTAAAGTAGTCTGAGTCTCATTCTCTTCAAGAGCCATGATACCTACATTAAAATCTGTAATGTTAAGTAAATGTTCTTCAAGTTCTCTAGTAACAGCAGTCTTACCTAGACCTGCACCAGCGGTTAAAGTAATTAATGTACCTAGATTAATACCATCTAATTTAATATTAAGACCTTTCCAAGGGTAAGGGATAAAAGATATCTCTTTAAGTTCTTTTATACTCTTTAAAAACTTATCTTTATTCTTACTAACATTAACAATACCTGAAGGGATATACTTTTCAGAATCCCAAAAGCATTGAAGGAACTCTCCAGATCTATTGGACACTAGCATATCACTAGCATCTTTAAGAGGCATCGACATTATCTTAACCTTACCGGGAGTAAGTAGTTTACATACGCTTTTGACAGCCTCTTTACCTGCACTGTCTTGGTCAAAACAAATTACTACATTGTCGAAGGACTCTAAGTATTCCATCTGAGCTTTAAAGTCTTTAGAGGCTCCAGAGCTACCACTCCTAATGGAGACACAAGGGTATTTAGAACCTGTCATCTGATAAGCTGCCATAGCATCTAGCTCACCTTCTGTTACTGTAATGTAACGAGCTGAACCAGCTTTAAATAATGACTGCCCAAATAGAGTCGCTCTTTTAAAGTCTCCTCTTATATCAAAGCTTTTATCAGCGCAGTTCCTAATCTTCTGTGCTACCTCATTGTCTTCTTCATCGTATAAAGGATATATATGTCTTACTATACCTTCATTACCTTTTATTACTTTAACATTATAAGCCTGACAAGTATTTCTACTTAATTTACGCTCAGGGATGTCATCGAATTGACCTAAGCTTAGTATTTCTCTTTTTGGTTTTTCTTCTTTTTGTGTTATATCTATACCTTCTGTGCTTGCTTCATAGTCTATAAAGAACTTGGAGCAATTAAAGCACTTAGCGGAACCATCGTTATTGATCCCTGTATTATCTGAACCTTCCCCGCAAGGGCAAGGCTGCCTAAACTTTACAAAATAACGTGGCTCCATAATTATTCAGAGTTAGCACTGTTATCTTCAGGGTTCTCAGTATCATTTTCTACAGGCTTATTAGAATTAACTACTTTTACTAAAGCATTATTGTAAGCTTGTTTTGCTATACTAAGAGCTTCAATTTGAGTTTCCATATTAATACATTTCTGAATTAATACCTGTGCTTCTTGTGACATTTCTGCTACGTTATAGACTTTATCATTAATTGTTACTTGCATTTATCTTTCCTTATTATTTTTATAATGTTTTATGTGTTTTATTTTCTAAGTTAAGGACGCTTCTGGCTTCGATGGTGCTTGGTTCTACTCATGCTCTACACCTCTATGGTTACGGATTTCTTAAAGACCCAACCACTAGAAAATAAGTCCATGCGCTCTTGAACACTTAAGCCTTGTTTGACAATTACCACCCCTTCTCTCGACCACACCTCAACCTTGATACTCTCTGGCTGCTCTTTGATGCGGTATTCATACTCGGCAAAGTTTAGAGGCTCAAATGGGCTTGTCAGGTGCCACGAGTCGGAAATGTGTAAGTGTCGCCCCTCGATCAGCTTCCCCGCCCCGT